ATGCACAAGGGGGGTCTCTTTTGCGAGGCCCCCCCGCCGGTCCCAAAAATTTTATAAAAAATTAGGAAACGACTTGAGCAACCTCTTTTGCTTCAACACGAAGATAAATTCCTAAAACATTTTCTTCAACAATTTCTTCAATTGCTTGCTCAATAGCAAGTGTCTGATCGGCTTCAGATAGTTCATCTGATGTCTTGACAATCCTAGCAAGGAAGGACAAGGTGTAGTACCCTTGTGCCTCATCGTATGCTCTCCACTCATTGAACTGCATGAAAGGATTGTAAGGATTGTCTTCTGTTGTTAACATGTGTATAGTCATGTCCTTACCCTCCTTCACTTAGTGATGTCTTCAATGTAGTAACAGACACACCCAAAGCAGAAGCAATCTCTGCCTGTGTTGCACCATTCTTTGCCATTGCCCTAGCCCTTGACTGATTAGCTGTAGTCATTAGAACCTTAGCCCTTGGTGTAGCCAACTGCTTGATCTGATCTAGATCAGCATTGTCAAGGATCTTATCCAACCTATCACGACTAATAGCACCAGCCTGTATAGCAGCCCATTCACTATCTGTTAGTACTATCTTAGGCTTCTTAGCGCCTGTCCTAGTACGGGCAGTCTCAAGGGCCATGTACTTCATCTTCTTCTTCTCAGAGTTCTCCATGTCCTTGTTAGAGTCTATCAAGGCTTGGATCTTGGCCCCTGCTATGACCTGGGCCTGTCTTTCAAGGGGGCTGTTTCTTTGGGCGAGGATCAGTTTGGCATTGAGGGAGGCTACTTCAGTAGCATAGGCGGTCTTAGCAGACTTGTTTACTTTGGTAGGGGGGGTATTAATCATCTCTAACCTAGCCATGTTGGCAAGGCCCTTCATCTTGTTAGAGTGATCAGCATAGACCCTCTCTATAGGGGTGCCTTCATGATTAGGCCCTGACAATAGGGTACGTGCATCAGTAGTCTCAACTAATGCCTTTGATTTCTGGGTGGGGTACTTAACCTTCTCTGTTACCACACCTGTTCTCTTGTTAGTGGTAGTCCTAACATAAGACTCGCCTGTTGGCACAAAGATTAAAGCACCAGTCTTGCGATCTATAGGACCGCCATCTTTTGCTGATTGGAGCTTGTATTTAGGAACATCTACCCTATGCCTAGCCCTAGAGATCAGGGTTGCAGCACCTGCATTAGCCTTGCCCTGATACTTAGTTTTGAGTTGAGCAATCCCATTGTCTACAGCAGACTGTTTGTAGTTGAGGTTATGCTTCTCAGCATCGATGACCACCATTGAATGCCGAACTGCTCGAGCAAGCTCGGTTGGCGTTGCGCCCATGATAGTCATGTCTGTAATGAGGTTAGAAACAACACCCATTTGAACGCCCTTTGTATGGACGCTCATAGGCACCATGCCTTCATAAGCAGGATACTTGTCTTTAGGGTTGAAGTTCTTCAGTCCTGCCAATGCTGGTGCAGTCTTGACACTACGACTGTTGTTTGGGATGACAAGAACTGTGTCACCATCGAAGTCTGCCCCAGAAAGGCGCTCTGCTACCTTCGAGTTGATACCAATCGCATCTGATGCAGCACCTAGAAGCTTCTTTGCATCAGGCTGCCTGTTATTGACAATCAGTTCTGGGATCTCGAAGATACCACCATGAGGAAAGCGAATTAGAGCAACTCGTTCTCCATCATTGAACTTGGGGGCATAAACTTCGTTATCCTTCATCTTGTTTACAGGGAGAATAACATGTGTTCCCTGTCTTGGCATGGCTGCTGCTTTAAGATGTACAGCCGATGAGTCTGCTGAGTCTGCATAAGACTTAAGCAACTTGACACGAACAGCAGCATTCGTCAAGGATGATATTTCATCAAGATCAAGCGTCTTTTTCTCGAAAGTTTTGGCTAGCTGTGCCTTAGCAAACTCGGTGTTCTGTTTAGAGAGCATCTGAGAGGACAAGCTTTTTGACCATTTCTCCCATTGACCTTCATCATTGACAATGTTCATCGCAGAGCGAACGGTGTGGGGGATTTCTGCACCGTTTTCATCAAGCTTCTTAAGCTGACGAACAACAGCGCCAAATGGATTTGCCTCGTCCATCTTTCCTGTTTTTTTGTCGATCTTGATTGGCTTCATGGCATCATGCTTATCGCCAGTATCACTCTTGTTCGTGTTGAACATGAGATCTACACCTTTAGGCAGGTCATCTTTGAACATGGCCATACCTTTAAGGTAGTGCGTACCGTCAACAGCGATACGAACCTGAGCATAGTTCTTTCCGCCTAAAGAAAGATCGTCTACATTACGACGAACATAGACAACACCATCAGCATCAGAGCCACCTTGTTCTGCATATCGGATCTTAACCCGACTTGATGAAACTGATATTGGAGGCTCAATTCCTGACCAAGAAAGGCCGTTGTCCTCAGTGAACTCCATAAGCGGCTTGATCTTGCCGATGTCTTTCGCAATGTCGGCATACGTAGTTCCCGGAACAGCAAGACAAGTAATCGTCGTCTTGTTTGTGGTCCCAAGCTGATCTACCTGAACCTTTGTGCGGTAGTATCCCTTTTCCTGTAGGACAGCAACGGCTTTGTCCAACTTATCTCGACTAACACCAAGAATATGGTGTTCAACGCCAGCACCAATATCGACTACACCTAAAGCATCAACTTTGTCTTTCAACATGTTCGCTGTGGACATGAGTTGATCAGCCTTGAGCTTTGTAGAAGGATCACGAAGAGCACGAACCGAAGATTCGTTAATACCCATCTGTATACCAATGGCCATGTTGCTCATACCACTGTCATGCAGTTTGTTAGCCATAGAGATATCCGCTTGCTTCTGAGCATTCTTGTAAATCGACTTCTTTGCCTGAAGCTCAGCCCTTGACATATCCATGCCTTTAGCAATCTGAGTATCTGTTAGCCCTTGCTTGTGCATTCCCTCAACGTAGTCAAGAAAGCTCTTGTTGCGCTGAGTCTCTGTATCACCACTACCCCAAGGATAACGACCAGACTTGTGGAGAGTGCCGATGTGGGAAAGGTAGTTCTCTTCAGAAATTATCACTGATTCAGCATCTCCATTCTAATTGCTTGAATGCGCTTGTCGAAGGTGATGATTCTATCCATGATATGAACAATGACATCAGGGTCGCCTTCATAGATCTTGATTTCATCATTCTGGTAGATCCGAAGTTCCATCTCGATCTCGAAAGGCTTAACTCGATACTCAAGACAGAATAGTGCCGCATAGACCTCTAACTGGTGTTCCGACGTTTTGGTGACACCAGTCTTTAAGTCATGAATCCGAAGTTTGCTACGATGGAAGGATATGGAGTCAGCAGTTCCAAAGCAGTTGTCTGAGTAGTACAGAACCTGCTCTGAAGCCATTCGATACCCAATCGCATCGTTGACATAGAGATGAAGAGTCTTCGGTGTCTTCGGAAGTTTGATCCCTAAGCGAATAGCCTCATGAGCAAACTCATGCAACTCAGTTCCCTTGCGAGCAGCAAGAGCCGCAATATAGACCCGATCGATCTTCTCGTCTTCGTAGTTTATCCAGTGGTGTTTAGATGCGCTTAGAAAGGCGTGCTGCCCGAGGAGATTTGAATGCTCTTTGAAGATCATCTAACACCTCCTCTTCATTCGCAGGATAAATGAAGGCAGCGTAGGACATCTTGTCTAGCTCATAGATGTACCACTCTTGGTTTGGGCGAACCGGAGAATCTTCTTCCGCTTTCACTTCCAGCATTGCCCAACGGTCTTTCCACAATATGGTGAGATCAGGTACGCCTTGCATGTACTCCGAATCATTCTTGAGGATGACGCAACCTTTGAACCTACGGCGAAGCTCTTTTATTAGCTGTGCTTGGTAGTCTCGTTCAAGCATGAGAGCCTCCTATCCAAAAATAGAGGAAGAGTAAGCAGGCTTGCTTTCCCTCCATCTATTATAGTCCGCGAATTTCGTGCGTGATAATACTTATTCTTCAACAACCCGGAACTCCTGTCCTGTAGGGAACACATAGGTCCTGTTGAGTGTTGCTATTGCAATCTCCCTGTCGAGCAAACCATACTTGATGGCCGCTTCCCACGAAGTCTCGAAGTGCTCATCAGTGTGAATCTCAAATATGGGGATGGTGAATCCACGTAGGTCATTGAGGAACTGCTTGTGGTACTTGATTGCAAACCAACGCGGACGCCACATCAAATTGATTGCTCTGTTGTCACCTCTTACTCCATTGACGTTGATGGGTGTGTTGAACCTTTCGTTTGCTGGTGGCTCGAGGAAGGCATGAGCGACGATAGGAGCAACAGAAAGCGTGACCTGTCGTTTCAGTGTTTCGTGTATCATCCCGATCTTGTATGCGCCAGACTGATTCTCTGACGGATGCATGACTCGCCCTGTGTCCTCATTCCGAACAATCCCCATATCACTCACTGAGTAGTTGGGGAAGCCCAAATCTTCTAGGGTCACTTTACGTTCCATGGTGCTCCTTTCCATCACTTTAAGTATTTAAGTATTAACTCCATTATTTCGTCAAAAGAAAAACTTCATATACAGACCTTAATACTTATTCCCTATATGCATTATAAGTATTAAAGAAGAGATTCTGAGAAAGTATTAGGGCTGTTTTTGACAGATTTGGCAGAGGCGCTTTTTGGTATAATGCCTGCTCAGAGGCTTATAGCCCCTTTTTTGCTCTGCCAAATCTGAAATGGTTTTTTTTCGACCCCATTATACGTAGTCTAGAAACCAGTATTAATACGTAAAAAGAGAGGCTCGGGAAAGACCTCTCTTCAAAACCATTTCAGATTTGTCCTCAGATTTGTCCTCAGAAGGTGACTCCGAAGCTACTTTCATTGAAGTTCTTCTTTCCCGACAAGGACTTTGTGATCGCCTGATCTATCACAGAGTCAGACTTTAATACGTAATAATACAGGTTTGTATACTGTGTATTTAGCCTGTCTATGCGTCCGTGGGCTTGATGCCAGTTCTTGTAAGAATATGGCAGACTATAGAACACCATAGCGTCAGTCTCTACACAGTTCCACCCCTCACTTCCGGCAACATACTGGACAATGTACACCCAAGAATCTGTGTCGGGAATATCCTCATGCTTGTGGCCACTCCATTCAGCTAGGGGGACTTCCCCAGCAAGAGTGAGAAGTTGGTCGCGCTCTACGTTTAGGTTGTAGAACACAATCAACTTCGGATGCTTTTCCAAGAGGCTACGGACGGCTTGGACTCTCGACCAATCAGAGTTGACTACCTTCCGCATTAGGTGGAACATCTCAGCAACATCCTTGATAGGACGCTCTTCATAGACATGCCATCTTTGTTTGAGGACTTGGTTGAACTTCTCAACATCATAGTTCACATGGACATCTTCTTCATGCCTGAGGGTTTGTCTCATGTATGGCATTTCGACGAGGATGTCGTTCCGAAGCCTGACCAACCTTCCGACATTGACGTAACGATCGACCTTAGGGAATTTTGAATAGTTGTTGAAGATAACGTGCTCGCGCTTGAACTCTGTCCGATTCTTATAAAAGCCATTAGCGACGAATACGGGGATGTAGTCGAGCCAATTATCTCCGGGGGTTGCGCTAAGAAGAATCCAGCGATTGCGCTTTGCAATCTTGATAAAGGCTTTGGCCCAAGCTCCTGAGCCCACAAGTCTTTGTTCATCAAAGATGAAGAACGCATCAACTACCTCCGCGTAGTTTTGGATGTTGTTCCAACTGTCGATAGTCAACACCCCAGCAACAGTTGCGTCCTTAGTCTTTCCCACCCCATATGCAGCGAACTCCCCCTGCCAGTCAAGAGAGTCACGCTTCTTAGCCGTTGTGATGACATACACATCTTTAGGCGCTTCTGCCTTCATGTAGTATGCCACAGCAGTCATCGATTTACCTGTGCCGACACCGCCCCACAATATGGAGCCGTTCCGCAACTTCTCGACAGCCACTTGCTGATGTGGATACAGCTCCAATTTCATGGCTACTCCTTTCTATTGAGTTCCGGCCATGCAGAACTATCTATCGATATGAAGACACCTATTAGATCGGCAGACTCAATGACCATTGAATCTTCATTAATCACCAGATTGTTTAATGTGACATGCACATTTAGACTCGTCAAGTTGTACACGGTGCTAATTTCTAATGAGATCTCTCCAGTTTCCTCATCACGTCCGAACAAACCAGCCATACCAATCCGTTCGGTATAACCGCCGTTCCCAACAGGTATGGTGTCTTTCCTCATCGAGATAGCACCCGGAAGAATAAGACGTCCGTCTAGGGTTTGCTTACCCTCAATAGCTACAACTCTTCGTGTCATCACTCCTCCTTTCTAAATTCGGATTTCTCCTTGTGGACCTTCATTACGCCAATCTTCAAATGGGATGAAACGACGTCCAGCTTTTCGTTCTTCATCTCGATAGTCTCGCCATGTGTTCATATCGACATCATATTGATTGATTGGAACCGAAGACTTTGGAGTATGGACCCAGACGTTCTCGTCGATGTCGTACTCGTAGTTCTTGCCGACTCTCTTATCGAGAGTCGTGACGTCGGTTCCACAACTGACACACGCGACGATCAGTTCGATATTGTCTGTGATTCCAGCAGTGATAATGTTGTGTCGGCAGGTTTCAGGATTTGTCACAGGTTCACCTCATGCTCTGGTTCTGGATCGGGTCCGAACCATTCGTATGGCTCTTTGGTGTTGTATCTGTTCCGACGAAGAATGGAGTTCGCAGCATCGAGTTCTTGCTCATACACCTCGACGTTCTGGACATCCTTCTGGAACAGTTTGAGTGGATCTGGTCGATGAGGCCTATCCATTGCACCCTTACGAAGCTTAGGCTTTTGTTTCTTGATCAAGACCTCTACGACCCGTTCCCATTGCCAGTCATCAACCTTCTCGCCGAGTAGGCCTTCTAGATCCTCACGAGTCATTTGTATTTTGTGGTCCACGTTTTTTCATCCCCTTCTCTTTGTCTATGAGTTCCTTACGTCGAGCAGAGTGCTTCCACTCAAAGCTTCGACCCATACGATCGTTGATCAGATCTAGTTCTTTGACGTCCCATGGGTCAATCTCGAGACAAGGAAAGCGAGAAGTCTTGTTGACACGATGCTTACTCGGTGCACCGTGGTTGTCACAAGTCCATGTTCGCCCCACAAGAGAATATGAGCAGTTGATTGTTGCTCCAAGCTTTACCGCCATAACGGCCACCTGTGCTCTCGTCTTTGTTTAAGCAATGTGTCGAAGTGTATCATTGACCGTTCACGCTGATCTTTAGCTGCGAACTGCTCAACAATTTGGTTGTATCTGACTTCGATTTCCAGTCTCAGTTTTTCAACGTCACTGACGACTTTCTTTTTAGCTGCGCGTCGCTTGATGTAATCGGATCTCTGTTTACTGCTCATCACTCCGCCCCTCAATCAAACGCTTGATGTTTGCAAGAGCCTCTTCAAACGTATCCTCATACCCATAGATCTTCCAGTCATATGGGTCGTCTGGATTCTCGCGCGTCTGTATAGCCCATCTGCCACCCGGAGTCTGTCGAAGACCGTACTTCCCATCCAGAGTCTTGTACAAACCGAGTTCATTCATCTTGAGTCCGATACGCATGATCTCCCCTTAAATTGGTAGTTCGTCTCCGAGTCGACATATCTCTGCAGTCAAAGCATCGAGAATCGGTTGGTCAACGATCTCTTGCTTTTGGTAACCATGCCTAACACCGATCAAATATGCCCGACGGTTTGTTGGGGTATCACTGATCCCCACCGAAAGCATGACCGGTATAACGTGTTCGTAGATCTTCTGGATCACATCTTTTTCCATTACTCCCCCTACTGACTTAGACGCTTCTGGATGGCTTCGATGGACATCTTGATGTCGGCAACACGCTTGGCTGCAGATTCAGCCTTAGGCTCTTCGATAGCCAATTCGATACGAAGCTTCTTGAGTGTATGCGCATCGATCGCTGAACGAAGCGAGGACGTTAGGTCTTTGGTTGTGGACGAAATGCTCATAATTCCTCCAGTGTTAAAAATGGCAAAACCTAAAGCCCTTGTGTTAAGGGCCGTAGGTCTGAAGACTACTTCTTGTAGTAGTGTTGAGCAATGTCGTAGAATGCAAATTGCATCTTGCGGTATTCGTTGCGTTCTTTTCCACTGATTGAACTGTCATTCACCTTTGCGTTCACTCGAGCAGCGTCAGCTTTCCATGCCTCTACGGTTCCGTATTTTGCGGAAGCCATATGGCCGTTGAGCATAAGGTGGTCGGTGATCTTCTTGGAGAATGCGATCGCAGTGAAACTAGCGGCAATAAGTGCGTAAGCAACAATCTTGTCTGGTTTCATGCCAATACCTTTCGTAGGGGTCTTCATTATAGGCAAGGTTTTTCCTACGAGTTTGACAAAACTAAAGGGTCGGTTAAGACCCCCCAGTTCCTACGCCAGAAGCGTATTACTCCTCGGCTTTGTCGGTGTTTACCTTGATGATCTGATCCTTGTCGAGCGTGAGGATCATTTCGCTACTGAACCTCGTCCGGACGGGAGACCAGAGCGAGATTGTCGCTTCATCGAAGTGAGTGACCACTTGGGTAATACGAAACCATGCGCCACCGATCTTGAGGTAGTCGCCAGCAACAACATTTTTTGCACACTTGTGAGTCATGTGGTTCCTTTACAATTAGTTGGGTTGACAAAAAGGCAAGACCTAAAGCCCCGGTTAGGGGGTCCTAGATCTTGTTGAGACTACTTCCTCACAATTTCTTGTGCGGCATCGGCGGCGACGGTCAGGTAAGTTCCATCGCTCAAGGCGTAGATGAAGTTCCCGGCTTTGGTCTGGTCATTGATCCATCCGACGATCTCGTCAGCGTGCTCGTTCCATGCTGCTACGTCGACGTTATACTGTTTGTTGGTATAGACGACGACGGCAACGAAGGCGGCAACGCTTCCGGCGATGATGGAGGCGGCAATGATGTCCTCAGAGTGGTTACTCATCCAGCTCTTGAGCTTCTGGCTCTTGGTTGGGGTGGTCATTTCGATTTCCTTTCAATTGGTCTGTGTGAAGGGTCTCATTATAGGGGAGGATTTTCCTGCGACTCCAGATATGCGAGCGTCTTGAGCTCTTCGATCCTACATAGAGCACAGACGTCGATTCTTTCCCCATCAACAGTTGCACAGTCTTTGATATCAAGGATCTTGAAGCAGAGACAACACATGAACTTCTTCGGGTTGTAGTCAGCCCATTGTGTAGGATATGGCACTACTCCTCCTTAGGCTCTTCTATGCAGTAGAGTCCGTCTTCGGGATTCAGAGCGAAAGACTTCATTGTCATGGTTACTTTGACTCCAGTAGAAAAGCCTTCCGCAATATCTTCTGTGTTGAAGAGAAGATCGCTCGTCTTGTAGAAAACGATCTTTTGAGTCTTACCAGTGCCAAGCTGTTCGACAGTGATAACGATTTTCTGGTATGGAACTTGATCGTCCATCAGTTACTCCTCCTTGGCGGCGCCCACTTTGGGTCGTACATTGTTGCAGCAGCTTTTGATGGACACATGAATGATCCTGTGCAACGAAGTCCTGTGGTCTGACTCTTGTGCTTACGAATCATTCCGTCGCTATTCCGTACGGCGATGTTCTTCCCACACTCACAGCAATAGCCAAACATTGTGCTTGGCAAAGCAGTTCGATTCACCTTTGGCGTTGGTGATTTAGCAAGCCTCATTTAGTTTCCCTTTTTGAAAATTGTCCTACGCGGTAAAAATTGGATTAGCCATATGTGTGGGCTGCTGTTTCAAACCAGTAACCATTCAACCAACGGTTCCTACACAGCATAGGTGTATAGTTGGCACCTCATAGATATGGCTAGCTCTTCGGCGACAAGTCAGTAACACGCTTGTCAACGAAGTCGATCACGATCTGGATCTCAGAACAGGTTGTCTCAAATTTTGCATCTTCGGTCGTAACCGTGTCTGCGTGCCTCAGGTTCTCGATCCGAACTGCCTCTGCGTGCCGAGCTCTCTCGATGTTAAGCAAGCGATTCGCCTCGTTCTTAGTCTCTTGGAGTGATTCGATCATAGATATGGTTTCTTCATCCATGTCGCTACCTCTGCAGTACCGAGGGCATGATGCGAACGCCGTTCGAAACCGGCACCACGTTGCACCCATAGGAGCGCGAGTGAATGCCGAGGATCATGAGCTGGCCTCGAACCTTTCGGGCGTAGAACTTGCATCCGTTCTCATCTCCAGAGATGAATCCGACCTCGGTGAGATTTGGCGTGTCGAGAGCCAGTGCACGAGTGACAATCGGATCATCCTGAGCAAGCTGATAGATCATTTGGCGTCCTTTCCAAGGTGCTCGTTGATTCTGGCGATCAAACCGTTCAGTTCTGCAACCCGTCGTTCGTTGTACTCGTTCTCAAGGCGAACAATAGCCTCGTACCGAGCGATCTCAACACTGATGACGCTCTCGTGACGAGTTTCCTCGGTACGCAGTTCGTCGAGGATTGCGTCCTTAGCCTGCTCGAAAGATATGACAGGCTTCTTGTTCAGGTCATCAAGATTCATAGCTTCCCTTACTTCTTGACGCGGACGGTCTTGGTCGTACCCATCATGCTGAACTCGAAAGTCAGTTCGTCGTTCTTGAAGGTGAAAGGCTTGGTCTTCTCAGATGAACCCATCATTGATGCAGACAGAGCCTCGACATCAGCCTTGGAAATAACCACGGTGCCGTCCGTAGCCTTTGCAGATGGGCTCCATGAACCCTGCCAGAACAGGCTCTTGGTGTCCTTGTCAACGAGCTGGACAGTGATGAGGTCACCCTTGATCTTGACTTCCATACCGGGCGTGATCGGATCTGTGACCCACGTGCCATTCCAAGAATATGGTGCAGGAGCGACGGCAACCACAGCAACCTCCGGAGCGTTTGTCGTTGGATTTGAGGCCGCTGAAGGGGCCTTCTCGGGGCTTGTAGAGGGTTCTGAGGAGCACCCAGAAAGAAGAGCGAACGAGCAGACAACAATGATCAAAACGAAGTACTTTTTCATGACAATTTCCCTTTGCTAGTATTGTTTGGATAGTGCGGGTGGTCTGACGGTGCACAGACAGTACCGGCTTCTAGTTCTTGGTGTTACGGTAGCACCCAAAGCATTTGAACGGAGTTACTTCAACGTGGGAAGAGCCTCAATGAGCTTGAAGATATAACGTTGCATCTCAGCGTTCGAGATCTCAAGTCGCTCGACTCTGGTCTCGTACTCGCCAATCGTCTCGTCACGCTCTTTGAGATCGTAAGCCAAGCCCTGGCTCTCATAAAGAGCCTCGTCCTTAATCTTATCCATCCTGTACAACTCATCCTTCAGAGACAGAATGGTGCCACGGCACTCCTCGAAGTTTCGAGCAATGGTTCCGTTCTGCTGATTGGATATGGCCAGATCGTCTCGGAGATGAGCAACGGTGGTTCTCGTCGTGCTAAGCTCTGATCGAGTCTCACGGAGTTCGGCCGAGACATCACCGACTTCGATGTTTAGCTCTTCGATGCGCTTGTTGCAGGAGAGGTGCACGTTCCGCTTGGCGTACTTCCTCTTGGGCGGCTGTCCGGCAGCCCTCTCAGCACGTTTCCTAGCCGTGGTCTCTGCACGCTTGGCTGCAGTTGCTGCTGGGTTCTTCGGGATTCCACTAGGCATGACAATTTCCTTTTCTGATATTTGGGTGACGCTCTTGTTTTCATTGGCCTTGAACTCTTGCGCAACACGTCTGCGATAGTCACGAAGTCGATCCTGCTCCGTGCTTCGGTCGACTTGCATCTCAATCAAGTTAGTCAACGCACTAGCAGTTGACCTCTTGCGCAGAACAAAACTCTTTTTACGCTTCACACGACCACGACGACGGGTCATAGCGATACCTTTCTATAATTGGGTGATGCATAATACTATCGCAGGTGCTGGTTTTCCAACTGTCGATGCATCCTCATGATGACCTCTTCGCCAACACTGTCGGGTCGGTTGTTGTCTCGCCGAATGGCTTCCTCAAGACTGATCATGAAGATATGGAGTTGGACTTCTGCTCCCAGTTCAGTGCAGAACTTGATGAGACGATTGCGATTCGACTTGTTGACGTTGGTGTCAGCCACGATGATGTCGACCTGATCGTAAAGGAGAACCTCCTCGATCTTGTCGTAAGCACATACCGTAACCAACTGCTCGCTGTCTCCATGTTTGAGACCCAACTCAAGTCGGATGTCGTCTCGACAAACGATAACCGCTCCTGTTCGGGCAGCCTCTTCCCTCGCCCAAGTCGACTTACCTGAGGCTGGGATTCCAACACAAAGTGTAACTGTTGACATTTAGTTCCCCTTAAAAATGTGAGTGTGATTGATGCACCCGGGACCACACCCCCTACGAATATGGTCCCGACGCTCTGCGCTTAAGCCGGTTTAGACTCCCGCAGAGGAGTTGTTATAGATGATGTGCTTCAACAAAGAGGCGACTCCCAATCTTCTCAGAGAGATCAGTCTGCTCCAGCTTCTCATCCCGAATCTCCTTTGCAGCAGCGGCTCGATCAGCCGTATCCTGTGCGAACTCTTCATCCTGAGCCAGATCAAAGCTGTTCTTGAATGCCGAATCGGTATAAACCTTGAACCCACTACCAGCAATCAGGATATGATCTGTGATGTATGCCTTGGTCTGCTTGTCACTGCGAGGCTCCTTCACATTGACCTTAATGAAAGGCACCTGAATCCGCTGCTTCCGGAAGCTCTCAACCTCGACAGTACCTCCACACCATTCAGCCACATCCTTGAGGTTCTCGGCAGTTACCTGAATCTCCTTGACGAAGAAAGGCTTGCGCTTGTAGATCAAAGGCTCGATCTTTTTCTTATGCGTGGTCATAATTCTGTTCCTCTTTCCGACTTTGGTCTTGCTGATGTAATGAAACTCAGAGCTGATTGAGCTTTTCCCTGATGACGTCTCGCTTCTTCCAGACGACGTAGACCGTCACTCCGACAGCAATGAGTGCCAGCGTCTTGAGCTTCGGATGAGACTTCTTCGCGATGGTGACAGCAACCGTGGTCTCAGGCTCTGCATAAAGCAAACGCAACATGCTCTCGCCCATGTCCGATCCGCCCCAGTAATACAGAGCATCATCCATGTCGGAAGCCTTGTCCATATCACCGAGAGCGGACTTGTACCACTGCATCATCCTGTCGAGTTTGAGTGCATCGATACTCGGAGTGCCTTCGAACACATGTGGAATTGTTGTAGACATCATACTCCTTCTGAAATTGGTATTAGTACAGGGGGTGGGTGGTCGGGCTCAACTCTCGGCGCGTGTCACGTCGATTGAATCGTCCTGTCCAACTCGGTAAAGCAGGATCTTCTTTCCCTGAACGAGCTTACTGGTATTGCAGTGTGACCCATCGTCACGGTGAATAATGACCTCAGTTGGGATGAGCTTGCTTCGAAGCATCATCACGCGACGGTTGTGGGTGTAGCACCTGATCTTCAATTGATCCTCCAGACAACGAAATTGAGTAACATGACAGTACCCATAGCAATAAAATACCCTGACCAAAAGGACAACCAGTGAATCTTCTTCAACTGCATTCCAGTACCCCTATGCTGGATCGTATGTTGCCTGAAAATCTGCTGCGGTTGAACTTGTGAACACACCATCTTCGAATATGATCCAGTCGCCATAACTGGCTCGAACATCGCCATCCTGTGTATGGATAACGAATGCGCCGTTTGCTGGATCGAGATAGACACCAGAGTCACCAGCCTTACCGCCACCGCCCTCTGGAATAAGAGTGTCTGGTTCATTGGCATTGCCCAACAACCAGTAGAACTCACCCACATTCCTGACCCAGTCGATGACGTCCATAGTCTCTACGGCAGTCCCAACTAACTGTCGAGCCTCAATCGTGTAGAGACCGTTACGATACATCGGCACTTTATCCTCCCATTTTTCGAAGCAGGAGCCCAGCATTGTCCAAAGCATACGCTCGGGCACGATTATTGCTGAGCAAATAACAGTTGCAAGTCTTCGAATCCCTAGATGCCGAACATGTTGGAGCATGAGCAACCTTCGGTTCGATACTTGTTAGTACAGCGACGACAGCTTCTTGACGCTCAGATCTGCTCGGCATTCTTATCAACTCTTGTCTTTCGATTGGTACGATCTCCACCTTGGCGAAGTGGCCAACGTTCCATAGCGTCCATGAATGTCAACTCAGGGACGATCTGATTGCTGTAAGCACCGGTAGTTGCATCGGCACCAACTCGAAAGGCTGCACGATACACAAGCTCCCGAGGAAGACGACTCACAAACCACCCGAAAAGCTTCTCTCGCCTGTGTGTGACGTTGTAATACCAGAGCCAGTTCCATTTGACACTGAGTTTTGTACGCCATGGAAGATCCTTGAACGGAACATCCTCGTCCTCACTCATCAGTACTCCTCAATGGAGGAGCCAACGGCGGGTTCAACGATCCGGGACACATCTGTGATCCGAGATAGCTGTGCTGAACCAGCATATGATCATCCCGAAGGTCTTTGATGTGATGACAATATGGACAACGACCTTGCTCCAACTCACTCATCAGTACGACCTCCACGAGAAGGAACGTCGTCCATGTCTGCGTACTTCAGCTCGAGAGCATCCTCTTCGATGGTCACGAAGATTGACTGGAGATATGCCTTGATCCCAGTCTTTCCGTTGACAGCCCACTCGTAGGGACGAACGATCATGTCGACCATTTTGATGTCAGCCCAGTCGAGAAGCTCGATCTCATCCTCACCCAGATGGTTTCGACCTCGAGATGTGATCATGACAATCCTCGGAGGACGACCCTTGAAGTTGACGGACACCTGCAGATATGCTTGCTCGATGTCGCCTTCCTCACGAGCCTTGAGCCACTTGACATTCCATCCGTCCTTAGCCATCGCAGTAGCGACGTCCTCATCCAGAAGAACAGCGAAGTTCCGATCACCCTCTCGGTTGTACTGGCCTTCCTTACCAGCGAAGTTGCGGAAGATGATGCGGACATCCTCCATGATGACGTTTTTGTCGTCGTAAGCCATTTAGTTCTCCTTGATTGTGACTTCGAGGGAGTCAAGATATGCCCTGACTCCAGTTTTACCAGTATCAGTGTGCCAATGACAGGGATAGACGACGAGATTGACGTTGTCGAATTCGACAGTATCGAGCATTCCGATCTCCTCTTTGGTCATGAGGATATGACCATCGTCAGTGACCTTGACGATCGTGGATGGCATCGGTCCGTTGAAGTCAATAGCAACTCGAATGAAGGGCTTCTTCTCGCCATAGAGTTCTCTGGATGCAATCCATCGAATCGTCCAGCCTTGCTTAACTAATGAATCAGCCATCTCCTTGTCGAGGAGAATCGAGAAGCTAGGCAAGATCTCAAACTCTCCTGCGAAATCTCTGAAGATAAGCTTTGCGTTTTTCAGGATGAGGTTTTCGATGATCGTGTCGTCGGTCGTGTCCATAATTAGTCCTCCGTATAAATTTCGACCGGGATTCCGGCCTTTTCTGCTTTCCGGATACAATCTGCTGTGCCAATAGAGCCTTCGTGCAGGAACGCCAGACAAATATCCGCACCAGAGTCAACCATTCTCTGATTACGAATAGGTCCAGCAGCCTTATGTTGCTTCTTCCAGTTCGCTGTGTAAGGCTCAATGGTGAAACCAAATGCCTCTGCACATATCTCAGCGAAAGTGTCAGCACCTTTTGCTCTGCCAACAATTACCACAGTGTCCTTCGGTCGACCAGCCTCTTCCCATGTCGAGAATATGGCATGTCTAACGATTGCCTTGTCTCGCCAGTCGCGGGCTCCAGTGATCAGGATTCGATAGGTCACTGGAGCCTTCTTCTTGGCCATCGTTACAGCGAGCCGTCAGCCAGATTGGCGTACAACTCGTTCAGCGCATCGATATAACCATCCAACTCGGCGTCAATCCGTGCCTGATACGAGATGTTGGCCTTGATAGCGACGACAAACAGAACGACGATGACAGTAACGCCAGCGCCCATAATGAGTCCCTCTTCGTGTCGAAGGGCCCATGACTTGAATCGACTGTACCTTGACTCCTCCATCACGATACCCTCCATCACATCAACCTCTGAGAACGGACAACCTCGACGAGATTGTCATGAGTCCGCTGGGCCTCTTCAGACATGCGCATGAGCGTGGTCTTCAGAGTCTTCACGGTGTTCTTGATGTCGTTGAAAGCGATCCGCAACTCCGGGTCGAGTCGAGAACTGGACGTGAACTGCGTGAGGTAGTCGATAGCCATGCCAGCCTCGAGCTCGAGCTCACGAGTCGAACTCGGCTTCGGAGGAACGACGATCTGGGTTGGGGGAACAGCAGGTGCGTTCTGTTCAGTCATTTGGAACTCCTTGATATTTGGCGGTGAGTTGGGCGATGCCGTGGTCAACTGCAGACTGCTTGTAGTCGAGATTGTGCTTCTCGGAGCCGAGAACAACCTGCGAGTGTCGGATAGCACGAGAAAGCTCTGCCTGCTTGGCACCATTAATCATCATGGCCCCGATAAGATCCGAGATTGCTTTCATCTGATCATGATATGCCTCAGTTGAGACAGGAGTCATACCCTCATACGCAGGATATGACAGCAGTGGATCGAAGCCGTTCAAACTTGTCATGCGAACCTCCTCAATTGTGTGGATCACAGTGGCAGTGACAGTGCTCACTACCGCAACGAATTTTTGGGTGAGTTGTTTCCCGACAAAGGCAAACGAGTGGCGTGAGAACTGGTTCATCAGCCATTGTCATCCTCCTCGGGGGAGTCGTCAATGAAGACACTGTAGGAGACAAGACCAACAGCCTTCGTCACCGTGTCAAGGATATGCTGAGCCAAGTCGGGCTTGATGTCGGAGAACGAGATGTTCATGTAGACGTTTTTGTCGGACACCAACGTGGTCGGGTTCCCACTTCCATCCGTATGGCAATGACACCCCTCGCTTCCACATTCGATTCCGACATGTTCGCTTGCGCAACCACACATTTTTGCTCCTTGGTCTTTTGTGATCTTGTTTGTCAGCTCAGTTAGCCCATACTCCGAATATGGTTCCGTTTTGTCATACCACTCAATCGCCGCCGCACGCGTACGAAACCCAAGCTTGTGTGGGTCATTGATCGGAGGGTACTCATCAGCACTTGCGAAGTACTCCTGCATGATGAATTCCCCAGCCTCGTTCTTACGAAGAATCCACCCGTTGTCGGCACTCATAATCTTTCTCCTTTTCTTGTCGTAACATTTGACTTAGATTACGTTCGTATTCGGCAATGGTCAAAGGGTCTGTGATCTCAACATCCAGCATGATAGTTCGCTGAAAGTCTTTAGAGAACACAAATCCTTTGACCACTAACCGTTGTTTTTCAGGCATGTCATTCCACGAACGACTCGTAATCACCAAACTTGTTGATGGTCTTGATGGCTTCTCGGGTGATGTAGTCGAAATATGCCATGTCGATCTGAAGGTTATCCACGCCAAGAGCCTTTACCATCTCAGCTTCAAGCCAGAAATAACCCTTCGTACCTGTTACTGCATACTGCTTTTCATCCTTAACCCGCCAGAGAATTCCTCCACCAGACTCAGGTTTCACCGGAACAAAGCGTCCCGTCCTACCAACAAAGTGAAATGCCTCATAGGCCATGGGCTTCTTGTCCTCGTCGAAGGCGAGATACATTGCACCCTGAGTGACCTGTTTGGTCTCACAGTAGTCGTCAAACGTGAGATCCTGAACGTCGAACAGCGTCTTGAAGACATAAGGATGCTGGAACTGAGCACCCACGGCTGTCCACATTTTGGTGTGCGGATTCTCCTTCTCATTGATCCGAGCAATATAGACGGCTTCGTTCACAAGACAAAGCTTGTTGTACGTAGCCTCATGCTCGAAGGTGTAACCATACTCAAGACCAAACAGAGAAACCATCTCGATGATCTCCGGTGTTGCATTGGGAATCTTGATCGAGTCGGTCTTGATGTGAGCAACCGTGAACCCAAGACTCTGGACGTACTCCTTGAGATCGATCATAAACAGGGCACCACGCTTCGCCACAATGTTGTCGACGTTACGAATATCCCTGAACGGGTTGTCGAACTTAGCTGAGGTCAAGCCATAGACAATGTTGATCACAATCTTGAGCGCATACGAAAGCGCCTTTGCCTGTGTCTCATCCTTCAAATATGGTGCCAGCTTTCCACCGAGCATCTTTCGTGCATCGTTGTACTCGCCATGCTTGATTGCCAACCGAGCATTCTTGAGATCGGAGAAGTTTGGCGTGTAATCTCCGAACATGTTAAGCACTTCGATGGTAGTTGGATGCATCGAAGCAATATCCAGCAGGGCAACGTTCTCGTACATACCCGGTTCAGCGTAAACGTATCCGCCTTCACCAGTTTCCTCACCCTTGTAGGTACTCTTCCCAAGCTCAAACTCATAACCCGGGAACTCTTCGCTCAGATCCGTGTACTGGAACTGCTTCTGAGGGAACTTGTCATTACCAAATATGATCTTTGCAGTGTGCTTCTGCGTCGTGTCATTCACGGTAAGACCACTCAGGTCTGCAAGGATCTGACGAGCGATGAAGTCCTGCTTGCGTGACTCGAAAGTCGCCTCAGTGGCAGTCACGTCGTTGCAGCAGTAGTCAACCACACGCTCAACATCTTCATCCTTAACAGGCTCATCCCACGGAATATCCATCTCGATGTGGGGAAGCCCTAACTCGATCTCGTACTTCTTCAGCCCCTGCTTCTTCGAGGTGAAGTCGTAAATATCCGTGTACGAGAGGTTGTATGCCTCACCAAACATCGCACCGTGATCATTGGCTATGATCTTCTGCGACAGCAGGTAAAGTTGTTCGTTGTTGTACCCCATGTACCTTCCATACAAGATATGGTTGTCGTATCGGCGGTTGTTGAAGCCCACCAACTTAAAGCCAAACAGAGATTCAACCTTCTGCGCATCAGGGTTGATCATCCGAACGACGTTGTCGTCCCCCGCATACTTCCAGCACACAACGAAGAGGTTTGGGTAAACCTCAATGTCGAAGAAGACGATGCGCTCGTCCGTAGCCTGTGCCAAAAATGGCTGGGCATCATCCTTCCCATGGAACTTCATCTTCTGCACGATCTTGAGAGCCTGCATCGGCTGGTTGCTGCTGTTGTTCGCGAATGCAACAATCGTAGGACGCATGTCAGTCAGGTCATAAGACAGATCCGAGTCATAGGCGTCATCAAGGATCTTCTGGATGAAGTCGATTGACGGTTTGGTTCCCGGATGAATCTCCTTTCGCAGATTTCTAGCGATAAGATCTCGAAGACCTTTCTCGCTCTGAATTGTGTTCGATGGGAGCATCTTCTTCTTCTCCTTAATTGGCAGCCCACTATTGATAGCGGCTACGGGAACGTTGTTACACTTAGTGAGCTTTCTGCGCAAAGCGCTGTTGCCCGTATAGACTTTTACCTCAATACCTGTCGAATATTCAGGCGCGAGTTCTGCGACGTCACCGTCATAGACATAGTGCAGATGCACACCACCCTCACCCTTACTGATCTCAGCATATGTTGCTGGCCAGTTACTTGCGGCAGCGAGGTTCTGTTCGAGCGACTTCTCCCCATGTTCATTCTTGAGATCAAAGTCGATCACAATATGGTTCTCAGGGATCTGGACATAGTGCAGTTTTGAGGTGTCAATCTCAGACAACTTCGTTTTGACAGAGGACCACCTTCGTGCTGGTGTCCCATCATCATTTGCATACTGAGCCGGATAGTCTCCGTACAAGGTGTCAAATATGGAGACATACTCATCCATCACCAGCGAGAAATTCGTATCGTTCTTTGCTGGCATCTTGAACGGACGAGCGGTGAACCCAGAGTAGTAACTCCTCAACACGACCCCATCAATATTGGTCCTGTCGTGAAACTCTGAGAAGTAGTTCCGCAACTCTTCACGAACTTTGTACTGCGGAAGCATACGCTCAATGCCTGTGTCCCCACAGTATTCTTTGTACAACTGATAGGCTTGCCTGAGCGTCGCTCCATTCTGCTCCTTGAATATGTCGTAGTTCGCCTCAATGAAGTTGAAGAAGATGTCAGTCTGAAGCATCATCTCAAGGGGACGATACGAATTGTAGTAGTTCTTGCCCATCTTGCGATAGACATCGAGACAATGTTGCGCGATAGCGCCATGCTCGAATTCGATCTTAGCCATTAACGCATGGTAGTGGTTGGCTGGGATCTTGACACCAGTTGGGTGGACGTCGATCAGACGCCTGATGATTCCCGACTTAGCATCGGAGATCTTAACTGGCTGGTTGGTACCCATGAATAAGAAAGCATTCACCCGAGCGGTATAGCTAGGCTTGTACTTCTCGTTCATGGTCATGTCTTCATGCGCGATGATTGAGTTAAGCTTGGTGTTGTCCTCAATCTTCGATAGATCCCCATCGTGCTGCAGTGCCACGAGTGGGTTGTCCTTGAACACCTCTGTTGCAAAAGCTCCATTCGAAGAACCAAGCGCCTTTGCTTCAAACGATGTTGTGTAACCAACAAACAAGTCCTGCAGAATGTTTAGAACGGTTGACTTACCTGTACCAGCAGGACCATACAGGACGATGAACTTCTGGATCTTCTTTGAGTCACCAGAAACCACAGCCCCAATAGCCCATTCAATCTTAGCCCTCTCCTCAACAGAATATAGAGTTCCGATGAGTTCGTCCCATGCGCTATAGTCACCAGCCGCTAGAGGATATGGAAGGCGCCGACTCACGTAGTCGGACTTCTTGGTTTCAACATTTGCAAACGTCAGATTCTGATCTAACTGATGACTATTGTCACTGACATTCTGCATAAATTTTCGAAAGGTGCTCCAAGTATTGGTACCGAAAGAGCGAAGGTACTTCACATTACACGCGGGTCCACCTGAGGTCTCTTTCTCAGCAAACTGGCGGAGGTCTTCGTCTACAAGACGTTGCACATCATACTCGTCTGTAGACCAAAGCTTCCTTTCATCGTCCCAGATTGCATAGAACGATCGTCCTCGAACCATAAGATCCTTCGAACGTCCAACAGTGAAGTCTGGATATATCTCCAAGCCTCCGCCCTTAGTCTCTCTCGTGCTGATTTGATAGAAGTCCATCTACCCTCCTCTCGTTACTCTCGTTCCTTCAAATATGCGGACATCTGATACCAGATCTCGATGTCTCGCTGGTCGCGTTCAGGATACCTCAGCGGAAATAACCCTCCGGCGCCATCAGGATTATACGTTCTCCAGATTACTTGGTCTAGCGCTGCCTCAATTTCTTCGGTCGGAATATGGGACTTATCGTTGTAAGCACGAAACTCTAGATTCTCCATGAATTCCCAAAACCACTCGAGGGGCTCGCCTCCTGCTTCAAAGGCAAGCCTCCTCGAAAGGCCTATCAGCAACTCAAACACAGAACAACCTAGATTCATCCAGTCGAGGCTCACATCCTCGAGTTCTTTATCATCGATGAATTCGTACCGTAGATCTTTTCCGTCTTCTGCTCGGTTGTCATCGTTTGGAACAAACCAGACGAACTCTTTACGATAGAGCAGTCTGAATATGGACCAGTAGGTCCGTGACGGGTTCTTCAGTGTTACCGAGCCGACTTGACTGTAGAGCCATGTGAGATATAGCTCGTCCAGTTCGGTGTTCACTCATCGTCACCCCGGAACCGACGATTCTTCGGGCGACGATCATGATTCTCCCGCTGACGAGAACCATGACGGTCTGAGTGTTCGATGTGATCTTCCGGATCGACGAATCCAAGAACAATCTCGGCGTACTTACCAGTACTCCGCACAACCTCGAAGTCGAGTTCGAGACGATCGTTCCGGACGTAGACGATGTTCGGGTCTCGTGACCCATGACCAAACAACTTGGTGGCTTCCAAGCCAATGGTCTCGTCAACATCCGGAATCGGACGCTCTCGCTCGTCTACAAGGACGTCATCACCATCGAAATATGTGACAGTGACCTGATTGTGCTCGTCCTCATTCTCGTTGTACTCATCTTCATGCACAATGTAAGGCTCACCCGGAGTTCGTCCAGCAAGTTCTGCTTCATAACTCCACTCGCCGTCATCTTCGACTGGAGCATTGTCGACGAATATGTTCTTGACCTGAGTAGGAAGCTTTCGCTCGATCTTCTTGGGCGCAGGCTCCTTCTCATCCATCTGATCTGAAATATTCTCAGAGGTCTCGCCTTCGCCCTTGTACCGGACCATTGCCTCGGTTGCTTCCTTGACAGCCTCGAGCACCTCTTCTGGAGCATCAATGCCAAGATTTGCAACGACCATTTCGGGTGAAGAGAAGTTGCCCTGCTTGTGCTTCGATGCGTAGAAAAGCTTTGCTTCCGCGATCTCCTGCGCAGCAATCTTCTCGTACTTAGGCTCAAGCACCTTCCTCGCGATGAAATATCCCGCAGTTGCACCGATAGAGAGGGCAATGACTCCCACCCCAGCAAGCAACCACGGGTTGTTCTTCACGATGTTGATCGGCTCTTCCATGGCATCAATGGTCTTGTCCATGATATCGAGCGTCTCTTCGATTGTGTCGAGCGTCTCTTCAACGATCTTTTCTTTGACAGCCATAATTGGTTCTCCTAGATCTTGTCGAATATGGTGCCGTCGACATTGAAGTCGAGGAGGATGGAACCCTCACGGCCATTTACAAAAGCACGAGCACGTTCGCTATCAGCGTTGTACATGCCGAAGTCAACGAAGTTGTCGCCAATGCCATCCTTGGTCATACGCCATCCAACGACAGCGCCTTCCTTGGACCGATCAATACCTAGAGAGTCGTAAACCTCATTGAGGAATACGTGACCGCGAGCACGGAGCCTGTCGTTCGCCCAGTCCTGCTGGCACTGGAGGAACATCCGGTTGTACTCGGGATTACGCTGCCAAGATGAAGAGTACTCGTCGAAGAACCGAGCATAAACAGACGCTCCGTTCGGACCAACTCTCGAAACCATCTTGGTCTTGGGCTCGCCCTTGTCCGTTTCCTCAAGAATCTCTCGAGTCTCCGAACCGTAGCGAAGCTCACGCTCCTTGTCTTCACCAACTTCGGTAAGGACACGTGCCCTATATTCAGCGAAGCCCTTTTCGACCGCAGCGTAAGCAGCAGTCAGTCCGATGTTTCGCTTCGTCAGGATGATGTGCGATCCTGTGAGGCAGGTAATCGAGATGACACCAATCGTAACGGCTGGCCAGTACAGCTTTGCGATTGCCATCGCTCCACGAACGTAGATCACGGCCTTGTCCTGCTGCCAGTCCCGATCTGAGTACTTCGGGTTTCCGGTTTCATGCAGGTCATAGGCCTTGCAAAGCTTGTCGTTGGTCTCATCGATCACGTGGTCAAGATTGAGCGTTGACCGAGATGCGAGAACAACGGTTGCCACTACGCCAACAACACCAGTACCGAAGAGAATAACCGGTGAGTGCTTCTGTCCAAGAAGAAACTGACGAGCGACTTTGGACGTTACAACGTCTTTGATTGAACTGAGGTTCATTCCTATCTCCTTAAAGTTTATTTTGCATTCTGAGCCGCATGGTTATGGCAACGACTTGCGCCTTTGTCATCTTGTCAACCTTTTCGGCCCATTGCTTGCTGGGATATGCCTTCTTGAGCAACTCGCGCTCTGGGTTGGCCATCAGTCAAGAAGTTCCGGCTTTGGAAGGTCAAGGAGATAGCCGTTGCTTACACGACTGACTCCAGCACCACGAATATCCACCCAGCCATACTTCTCATCGGTGAAGTTCCCCGAGACACCAACAAGATCGTACAGATCAGCAACTGTTGCTGATTCGTACTTTGAAACCAGATCGAAAAGCCTGTCGACGACCTCCTCAGCCTCAACACGTGTTGGAAGAACGATCTCGTCGAAGTTATGAGCAGCCCGTGAACGCTGACTCATGTTTCGAGGCTGATCGTCGCGGCGGTCACGATCATTCCGATTCGAGTTGTGACCCGAATATCGGTTGTAGCTGACGAAACCGTTCGAACTACTGTGACGAGACCGCGAAGAACTTCGATTCATCGGACGGTTGTCACCATAGATCCGTCGGTCGATTCCCTCACGAAGGGCATCTGCGAAGAGATCTCTTGCCTGTGGAATAAGAACCTCAAACCACACATACACCACGGCGTTCTTAGCGTTCTCACCAATGAAAACATCCTTGAACTTTTTTCCCAGCGGCTTTTTTCTGATGATCGCTGTACCAGTGGTAACCCGCTCGACCTTCTTGGGTTCGGGCTTCGCCACAGGTTCTGGCTTTTGCTTATTGCTGTTGCTGGGGAATTCGCTTCCTGCCATAATTTTCGTCCTCAATTCAAAAGAGAAAACCTAAAGCCCGGGTTAGGGGCTGTCGGTTTGAGTTTGTATGTCAGTCTTTCTTGGTGTGGGGAAACGAGCTGATCTGCTCGAAGGCGTCGAGGATCGTATCAAACTTATCGTCGGTCCAGTCTTCTGCCTTATCTGATATCATCTCTCCGATCACAAACGCGCCGATGTAAAGTTGCACGACTTGGCGCTTCTTATCAGTGACGATGTTTTGATGGATGAGGGTAATGATAACAGCAGTAACACTGTATCCGACTACTCGTCGAGTAATCTTCTTGGCTAGAGCAATCTTCTGTTTCTTAGTCATGATGTTCCTTCCATAGGGGTCTCATTATAGGGGGCGTAATTCTTGCGTGAAAGAGGGCGCATGTTTCGGGGAAGCCTCGGCTGTCGTTTAAAGTTCGCATCCGGAATAAGGGCGAGACCCTTACAAAAGGACCCTTTGCGAACTCCCCCATCACGAATATAGACTACTGCTGAAGACCGTCGCTACGAGTCTTCATTGCCGTCAGCAGTTCCTCGCGAGTCATGTCCTTCGGGTCCTTGGGCCCAGTCACGACAGTTCCCTCAACAACCTTCGGCTCCTCAGGAAGAGGAACGTCCTGCACAGGCTCCTCGGGCGGTGGTACATCCTGCACGTGCTTCATCATCTCCGGCGGAAGGACAGTCATGTCCATATTCTCACTCATCTCCGCAGGGACAATTCCCTTGATGAACTCAGCGCTTGCTGGTGCATTCGTAACAAGCTCCATGAATAGGATGGAATATGCGTCCGTCTCCATGAACCTCTTGGTGATCTCAGGAGACTTCTCGAGGCCCTTGTTGTCGTCTCGACGGAGTCCATAGGCCTTCCCGATGATGTCCTCGAAGGCATTGATGATCACTTCGCCATCCTGATCGGCGATGATCTTCTGAAGCGACTCAGCAAAGCCTCCACCCTTTCGCATGAGCTCCATCTTGGCAATATCAACCTGCCGAAGGTTGAACCAGAAGGTTTCAGTGAGCGAATTTCCATCGAGGTCTTTGTACGTAATGGTCTTCTTGAGCATTGGTGTATCTCCTAGCTTGGTTTAGCGTGGAATATCGGTGTTTGTCAGGTACTCTTCGGTCGTTCTTCGATCCTTCTCAAGAAGCTTTCCCAGCATGACTCCAAGAACTCCACCGACAAACAGCAACAGGAACTTCTTCTCCATGTCAGAACCCTTCAGTGCTTGTTAATAGGATCGGGCGGGAAGAAATGGTTGATCGTACGATTGATTGCATGTGCCGCGAGAAATCCTGCAGAAACTCCCGCGACAACCACAAAGTAACGCACCTTTTCGAGCTGATTACGCACGATACCTTCTTAGATGTCTGCGTTGAAATGGATAGATCCGTCAGTCTTGACGCTCACATGAGACGTTGGCCTCGGAGCCTCTGTTGTGTGAAAATATGGAAGGACACCCATCTCATCCCAAGTTCCCTCAACCACAGCAGCCTTGAGGAGAAGCAAGTAGTTCAGGTTGTCTGTGATCTTCTCGGTCCAAAGCTCAAGATCGAAGGTCTTGTCGCTCTCACACATGTCATAGATCGAGACCGTGTGCTTGACCATCATCCCGGCAACAGCCTGAGTGACAGAGCAGCCACGAATATCCGCAGCAACCTTGAAGTTGTGTAGACGATCGGTGTCAGTCGCATACTCTTCAGCCTTCCCGACCAGCACCTCCCGGCACTTCTGGATTTGCTGGTCGAGAACGTTGGCGAAGTCTTTTGTCTGCACTACTACTCCTTGAATTTTGTTTTGATGTTGGTCGCAAACTGTCGAGCCTTGTACTCAGCCTTGAGCTTGCGGTAGTACTTCTGGCCCTCTGCGTATAGGACCTTGTCGTATCCGGTCTGGTGCAGAATATAGGCCACACCAACCAAAACGAGAACACCAGTGGACATGCTCCGACGATCCCCGCGGAGAATGCCCTTCACGTTCTTACCAATCGCGTTCGATCGGTCGATGTGCTGACGCTCCTGAGCAGCCTTGATCGCGTGCTTCGCCATATCCTGAGCAGCGTAAGCACGTTCGAAGGCCTCTTCATAGCCGGGAATACTTGTTGCCTTCTGCGCAATCGCTGCGTTGAGAAGCTTTCGACGCGTTCCAGCACCTTCACCGAAGAACATCTCAGCACGAGCCCAGTTAAACGCATCAACTGCAGCAAGTTTGTCGACGTTTTTCACTTTGGTCCTTCCTCATTGGTGATGATCAGATTGAACTCGACGTAATCACGAAGCTCGGTCAGAATATGCTTAGGGACGTAAGGTCCCATGGTGGCGAGCATGTGATCGACCAGAGCCTTCTGCCGGTTCTTGAATACCTCATCGGACTTCAAGAGTTCCCGAACCGTGTGACGAAGGGCAAGGCCCGTACCAACGGCTCCGACAAGAATACCTACGCTCATGCCGGAGCCGAAACTGTTGAGACTCATAACTACCCTTTCAGATCCTTTTCGTGCTGAGCAATGTGGCAAGGACAGGCACAAATATAGTCGTCCTTAATCGAGTCAGGACAGTTCTCATGCTCTCCAGACACGCAGTAGCCACTCATGATAAGTCGACCTCGTGCTGAACGAACCACAAAGACTCGGGATCAAACTCGACAGATGTCCCCTTCGGCATTGAGGACTTGGTCGTCCCAAAGAAATTGAACACATGCCCCTTTGGAATATGGTGCTGCTTCTCCACCTGCCATTCGACCTCTGCCGTTGTGGGACTCGCAGCGATACCGACCTGCACGAGAAAGAACACGTCCGTACCTTCATCCGACTGCTGGATGAATATGCCCCTCGGGATGGAACTCATGAGTGCACCCCTTCAACCGGAACTGGCTTCGGGAGAACCAACATGTAACCAGAACGGACACGACTGACACCAGAGCCAGCGAGGTTTGCCCAGCCCCACTTGGTGTCCTCATATGTTCCGTTGAGGCCTACAGCGTCATAGAGATCGCCAACAGAAGCCACGTCATACTTCACGATCATCTGGAAGAGCCGTTCCAGAACTTCTTCAGCATCAGCCTCCGTAGCCAGAACGATGTCGAGAACCTGCTTCTTCACTGGTGTGACCGTCTGAACCTTGCCCGGCTCTGCCTTGTCGTTAGCGCGCAACTTCTCCAGTTCGTCGTAGGCAGTCTCGCCGATACCCGACTGCCCAGTCAGGACCATGAACGGGAAGTTTTCGGGGACGTGCAGATCGCAGAACTTAATCGGACTGCCATCAACCTTGATAAACGTGATGAGGACGCGTCCGAAGATGTCCTTGAGCGGCTTGTTCGTGACGCAGTACTTGCTGCCACTCAGGTAGAAGCGATCCTTCTCCTGAATCTCAGCAGCAGTCTTCTTGATGGAGTACTTCGCGGGCTTTGTCATGACAATTCCTTTCAGATTTTGTAAAGCGCGGAATCAAATATGGATTGAGCGTGGAACACACCTTGGTCCATGTTCTTGCTATGGCTGTGTGCTCCCTTGTGACCATTCCGACGAAGACAGGAACGTACGATGTCGCAGTCCCGATCAACCTCGTTGTTCTCGATCTTGATCTCGACGATCCCATTCATCTGGAAACCGATCATCGAGGGAATGCCTTCCAAATATGCCGTGAGGTCCGTGTAAGACTCGAACTCTCTAGGCATCTGGATAGCATTGTCGTGGAAGTCGAGTCTTACTTTGAACATTTGATTCCCCGTTCCTTGTCCCACAGATACTGCGAGGCAAGATAGATTGGACTTGGCGTGCAATCTGCACAGAACGACGTAGGGTACTCAACACCCAAATATGCACCGCAGCCTTCGCAGTGCTGGATTCGGACGTAGTGTCCCTCACCTGCATACTCGTAGTACGTTTTGTCCTCAGTCATAATTGACAGTTCCTTTGTAGTGAAGTGGGCATGGAATATAGCCACGATTGTCAGGCACACCAAGTCGATGCCAGATGCTCACCGGAGGATTGAACACCCAATCCGGGAGCCACGAGAATGCTGTAAACCAGACGATGCAACACGTCGGGAATCCATAGTGTCGTCCCTGTCGAATATGGAAGCGCAGGTTGAGAAACTTCATAACACTTTTCCCTTCAAAGCAATTTGGCAAAGACAAAAGAAGAGCCCGTGTTAGGGGCTCCTCTCTTGGGACGATCAGGGTGGGGTGGTCAGGACTCGATGGTCTCGACGACGGTCTCCACGATCTCTTCGATGGAGGAGGAATCGGACTTCAGCTTGACAACGAGCACGGCGACGACGGTGACAGCGACTGCTGCGACGGCGACGCGAATGGCGTTGGTCTTGGTGAAGAGGGACTTCTTCTCGACGGGGAGGGTGGTGATGTCGGGAGTGTTCTCGGACATGGTGGTACCTTTCTGGTTGATGGGTCTCATTATAGACCCGGTATTTCTTGCGAGGTGGATCAGGAAATCGACGAAGCCAGATCCAGAACTGTGAACATACGACGCTCTGCATTTCCAGCATTGATCTGGGCAGCATCAAGTTTCATCCGAAGTCGCCCGATCTCATCCTCAAGATCGTCACGATGCGCTTGAGTTGACTTGAGTTCCTTCTCGAGTTCGTGGATGCGAACCTCAGACGCAGATATGGTGACCGTGTTCTTGGTCCCTCTCTGAGTGTACGTACGCTTGGCCTTACCAACTGCAATGGCAGTCTGGCGCTTGGATCGAGTCTTACTGGGGTACGCCTCAGGATTCTCCTTCCGCGCCTCAGCAATCGTTCTCATAGGCTGTCCAGTCAACTTCGACCGAAGGGCCTCGAGAGCCTCATCGCTCTTCTTCTCCTCAGCACGCTTCGCTCTGTTTGCTTCCAGAACGGCAGCGTGAGCGACTGGATCTTTTGGATGTCCACTAGGCATAACGGGTCTCCTTATATTTGGGTGAATCAGTGAACTTGCGTTTCCTTCAGCGAAAAAGTGCCGTACTGAATCCACCAGTCAGCATCTTTGCCTTGCATGTATCGATGACCAGCCTTATGTTTTCCATCGACTTCATCCTGAATCCATCGTTTTGCAGCCGTCACGTCAGTAGCGAGTGCTCTAAAAACAGCAAAACCATTCATGGAGTCGACGTCGTGCTGTTCAATAACAATTACGGTCTCCATCAGAATCCTTTCAGTGAATCCGGTGGTAATCCCTTACCGGAGCAACTCGGAACTCAATTGCAATGCAAGGACGCTGGTCATCAGACAGAGTTCCAGTGAACTTGCACTCTAACGGCTTCTCACTTGTCCAACCGACTTCATCAGAATATGCCGTCGTGGCAAGTCCGATGTTGTCGTAGAAGTCGCCGAGAGATGCGTAGCCATCGCTCAGCATTGTGTAATTGATGTCGTTCTGAGCCTTCTTGAGCGTCTCCATGTCACTCGTGAAATATCGCCCAGAGAAAGAGTCGAAACAGAGGACTTCGCCGTTTCCTGTGATGATGACCTCACGATCACCGACAGGATTCCGACGAACCTGATCTTGCATGACTTCATCGTGGATCTTCTGTTCCTTGCCCTGACCGATTTTCTCGACGACCTTTTCCTTGTATTCGGTGAAGGCCTTCTCGGAGATGGAGTATGCGGCAGCCACCGCAGCAGCCCGACGTGTTCCGATACGGTTGGCGCCGATGATGCACACTACGGTCGCGACAACCGTACCAATCGCTGGGATGTACTCCTTCCATACGAGGACGATCTTCTCCTTGGGCTCCAGAATATGGGGCGGGTTGCCATTTGCACTCTTGCTGATTCGATACTGCTCATCTGCGATGATCTCGACAGCCTTGATAGTTGCCGTCCCCGTAAGGAAAGCCACACCAAGCGTTCCTGTGACAGCGACAGCAGTAAGAATCGCAGGCGAGTGGTCAATCGCCAGTTTCTCAACTCGTTTTGCTACCTCAACAAACGTAGTCATGCTTGTGCTCCTCTAGTTCGTGTTCAGCATCGATAGAAGCGTTGATGCCATCAACGCCCTCGAAATATCGGTTCTTCTCAAGACACTTTCTCACAAAGAAAGCCGATGCTGCGATGATGACAAAGAGAAAAGCCACGCCGTCAAATTTCTCACGAATGACGAGTGACAGAAGGACTCCCATCATAGCGGCAATATAAACTATGCAGGCGTAGAAACGTCCACGCATAACAAAACCTTTCACTTCGAATTCGGGTAGATCGTCCTTACAATCCCAGAACCTGCGATGAGTTTTGCGCAATCTTTGCAAGGCTCACAGGTGACATAGATAGAGGCACCAACAAGTGATGTCCTCGCATAGAGAAGGGCGTTGGCTTCTGCATGGATGGATACGCAGTTGTCGTATGCCGATAAGGCACTGACGTCATCGTAAGACATCCGACCTCGTGGGCAATGACCAGCAAGACATCCCGGCATCCCAGAGGGAGCACCGTTATATCCTGTCGAGAGAATGCGATGACCGGCATCGACAATAACAGAGCCTACTTGTCTTCGGCGACAGTCGGCTCGTAGTGAAACTGCGTCAGCGAGGTTCAGGAAGTATGCGTCCCATGGTGGGCGATAGTCATCCACGACGACGCATCTCACGGACGAAGATCCAGATGAGCCATAGACCTCCGGTGATGGTAGTCAGGACGACATCGAGGATGAAGTTCCAGAAGCCGTAGCGACGACGATTGTTTGCCATTGTGGTTCTCCTTCAGAGTTGGTTAGGCAGAAAAAAATGAGAACCTATGACTACATCTAGTAGGACGTGTTCGTTGCAGTAACGGACAACGTCAGACTCATTGCGGTAACGGGCCCATAGGGTTCTCATTATAGGGGGTGACTTTCTTGCGAGGTCAAAAATGAAACCACATACATTGCTCGCGTGTACCATCAAAGACGATTTTTGCACGGAGTTAGGTGTGCCATTATAAATGACTTTTGCACCGCAGTGTACCATCAAAGACGATTTTTGCACTGACTATGTGATTCCAAATAATGAGAGAGAAATCTGATATGGTTCGGTGTCGTAGTGTCACGTCTCCGAGTGGTGCCGTAGTGTCACGGCTCCGATTTCTCTCTCATTATAGGGGGTGAAATTCTCGCGAGGTTAAACGGTCCCCAATCCGATGATCTCGTAATGAAGACCTTGAAGATGATCGGTATGCCCATTCAGATGCTTTGACATTACCGTCACAGCGTTGCCGGTCTCTTCCGCACAATCTTTGACTGTCTCCCAAATTTGATTCGTCTCAAGACACTTGACGAACTTATGGGCATACCCACCAAGATTCACATTGTTCGAGACTGTTATGACCGGTGCTATAACGGGTGCTATAACAGGCGCGATGACAGGAGCAACCGTGTTAACGATCTGGGTTGAAGTCTGATTAAACTTCACGAAAAGCAAAGTCCCAGCGACGGTAACTGCAGCAGTGACACCGATCGCAATGTAGACGTTCTTGTTCTCTTGGAAATGCGTCTTGATCTTGTCACGCTGGGCCATGTTCAACAATGTATCTTCCCCTTCGGTTTTGGGTGGGCGAGGCAAAAAAATGAGATCGAGGTAAACGCTCCAACTAAAAGCGTTTCGTTAACTAGCTGTTTGTACCTTGCTAGCACATCAGGTAGGATTCGAACCTACACATTAGTGTCTTGATCTCCGGGTTTGCACCAGAGCTCTCTCTCATTATAGGACGAGTAATTCCTGCGAGGGATAGCGAATCATGAAGGCTGGTTTACACTTTCCGCGCTTTGAAAAACCAAACTTCTCGTAGAGTTCCTCAAGTTGAGTATCGTTCAATGTAGTTTGTATTGGGTGGCCATACCGCTGAGCAGAGAGCGTAAGTGTAAAACCGTGCTTATCAGCATACTGAATGACCTCGTCTAAAACAGCATTCGCTTGCCCCTGATGCCTAACAGGAGACCACAGACTCGACACAGAATATAGATTAGGTTCGATGTAGATGAGTCTGACTGAAGCTTGACCGTTCTTAAACTCTATGGGTTTCATGTAGTCTCCTTACACGAATATGACAAACCTTAAGCCCCAGTAAAGGGGCGTCGGGTTAGAGGTCCAATGCTTCAAGTGCGGTTTTGAACTTGGATACGGTCTTGCTCGTCTTCTTCTTCATGTCGTCCAACTCGGCCTGCATCTTCTTGGCTCCAACCAGCATAGTTACTAGTGTGGCGCTCGAGACGATGAGGCTGAGTGACGAGACAGTGATGAGGGCGACGGTAGTCGATGTATTCATTTCAATGCCTTTCGTAGGGCGTATGGGTCTCATTATAGGGCATGTTTTTCCTACGAATATGGCAGACCTAAAGGCCCGGTTAGGGGTCCTTAGTTCTTGAGCGTTCAGTCAACGAGGTTGTAGAACTCTTCGAACAGGTCGTGGTCCTTGAGGAACTGGTTGTGCTGGGAAATTCCGTTCTTCATCAGTACACAGGCCGTGGTGGTAACGACGAGTGCGGTGACGAGGATTCCGGTCTTGTGGGCAACAACGAAGTTCTTCGCTTTGACGGCGATGTCGTTCATGGTCTTCTCCTTGTGGTGGTGAATGGTCTCATTAGAGGACATGAAAAACTCGCGAAGTCAAAACCTAAACCACGTGAATATGGTGTGGTGTAGGTCCTGAGGTCATCAGTTGATGATGATTTCGTATGAACGAGTTCCGTCGAGATGTGTGATGGTGTTGATCTTCTGGCCTTTTCGAGCTGCGTGAGCAAGCTGTAAAGAGCCGTAAAAGTCAGCCATCTTAGTAACGAGGTACTTCTTCATGGTCTTCTCCTTTAATGGATGTGATCTCATTAAAGGGCAGGTAAAACCTGCGAGGGCAAAACCTAAACCGCGTGAATATGGTGCGGTGTAGGTCCTGAGGTCAGGCGTTCAGTTCGGCGAGCATTTCCGGGTTGTAGTACTCCATCAGGTCGATTCCCTTTTCGGTGAGGAACTCGTCGAACATCTTCTTGTTGTACTGTTGTAGGGCGATCGCTGCGATAGCGACGGCTCCTAGAACATATGCAGCCTTGTGGGATGTGACGTTGTTCTTCGCTTTGAGGGCGACGGACTTGACTTTGTTCATGGGGAAATTCCTTTCGGTTGTGAATCATGGTCTCATTAGAGGGCAGGAATATGCTGCGAAGGAAAAAACCTAAAGCCCTTGTAATAAGGGCCTGTCGGTTTGGGTGAATCTACTTGGAGGTGAGTTTCGCAACCTTCGCGAAGAAGATCTTATCGTACTCGCCGGTGGAGCCGTCGGAATCATCCACGACGTTGTTGTACTCTCCACGCAGGCTCTCGAAGAACATCTCTTTACTAACCTTCCGGACGATCATTGGATCGATGTCGGAATGGTTCTTAACGAGTTCTTCGGTGGAGCCTACATAGGATACGTACATCACGGTGGGGATGGCGGCGGCAGCAAGAGCGATGACTGACAAGATGATCTTGGTTTTGGTCATGGTACTGTCCTTTGTTAGTAGGGGTTCATTATAGGGCATGAAAATCCTGCGAAGCCAAAACCTAAACCACGTGAATATGGTGCGGCGTAGGTCTTGAGACTACTTCGTGTTCAGAAGCAGTTTGTATGCATCGAATTGGGCTTCATCCATGGCAACCACGGCCCAACCGTAGTCATCCCGAAGCTCACGGATAAACTCGTTAACGACATCGGCCTTGACCGGAGCGGTGGGCATACCAAATTTCTTGGTAAGCACTACTCCGATCACGACTCCTGCAATAGCGGTAGTGGTGAGGATGGGAACTAGGTTCTCGTGGACTGCCTTTTTGAAGTTCTTGACGGTTAACATGTCTGTTCCTTTCTTGGGGGTTGGTCTCATTAGAGGGGGTGAATATGCTGCGAAGGCAAACCTTAAGCCCCGGTTAGGGGGCGTCAGGTTAGTGGACTACTTGTTAAGTCGGCGTTCTGTGAACTTCACGTTCAACCCGAAGAGAGTGCGCTCTTGGCGTCGGAGGACTTCGCGGTAGCCGTCGATGATGGACTTGAGGTGATGGGTCATACCAGTGACATAGATGCTGTCTCTGATGTAAACCATCTTCTCGAGTTGGTCGGCGGAACTGCGAAGGCTCTCAACGACGCTGTTAAGCTCGTCTTTTTCTTCGGGTGTAAGGACGTAGGGGTTCATGGGAATTCCTTCCTTGTAGGGGGTCTCATTATAGGGAAGGAAAACCCTGCGAAGGCAAACCTAAACAGCGTGAATATGGTGCTGGTTAGGTCTGAGATCAGTGGCGGGGTCGGTGCCATCCTTTGTACGTTCTACTGATGCGGCGATAGCGATCGATGGTCGCAACCTGTTCGAGTTCGAAGTCGTCAAAGAACACCTTGTTGGCGTCAAATTCTGCTTCGTATCGAATACGTTGTGCGTCGTCAAGCTCTTTCGCTCGGCGTTCGTAGATGTCCATGATGTTTCCTTTCGGTCGATGGGTCTCATTAAAGGGCAGGTAAAACCTGCGACTTCGACCCAAAAGTTCCTCCGCGGGATTTTTTGGATTGCAAATTTTGAGAGGCCTTGTAAAAGAAACGACCCACAAAAATAGAGGGCGCGCAAGAGTTTTTAGTTCTTACACGCCCTCCACCTTCGAGGGCTGCCTGTAATAGGTCAGCGTGTCACTTAATGAATTTCATCAAGAAGGGGACGGCTTTGGTGGTCACGATGTTGGATCGTTCGAATATGGTAAACATCCCTCCGATGAACACATTACCAATAACGATGAGTACAGTGTTGGGGTTCAGCTCCTCAGGCTTTTCTTCGGCTATGAGGTTGCTGAGCGTCTTGACTGCTTTCAGGGTTTCTTTGTAATTGGTGTCATCGGGAGTGAGGTTTCTCAGATCCCAAACGAATTGGTCGCGAGCCTCCATAAGCTGAGTCTTCTCAGTTTTGGTCCAGAAGGACATGCTTACTCCTTAATAGTAGGGGGTCTCATTATAGGCGAGGTTTTACTCGCGACCCTACGCATAAGGCTACTTGTTGATGGTGAATATAACCTTGTCCTTCAAATCGAGGTCTGCCGGGTCAGACTCGAGGTTCAGAGAGAAGACCTTCGTTCCATCAGGGACCTGCGTGACATCGATGTTTCCATCGGCTGGAGCCTCAGCATTGGGCACCCAAAAGGCTGCCTGAAACGTCACAACCAGAGCGCCGAATATGGTGAGAAGCTCGGTCGAGGTAAATCCATCTGCAGAAGCGACGATTGCGGCCGTGATAGCAGCAGCAAGGCCAGCGACAAATGCCTTGGCGGATTTCGCGCTCAGCATAAGTTTGAAGTTGTTCATTTTAGGCTCCTGTAGTCTATGTGAAGCATGGTATGGCACGTTCTTAGCCCTTTGGTGCTAGGTCGATGATGGATATGAGGAATGTGATAACGCCTATGACAGCAAGCACGATTCCAATATATAAACCAGCAGCGCCACGGTTATCCGTGCGGTTTTCAAAACCCTGCGACCGTTGTTCCTTAACGGTGATTCCGGAGGCTATGATCGTGTTGACCTGAAGTTTCAATTCATCAACCTGCTTCGTCAAAGATTGCACTTCACTGAGCGACAGGTCACGGTTGGTTTTGATTGTCTCAGACGTTGCTGTCTCAGATTTGCTAATTGCCAGAGCATTCGACTCGTTCTGCGCAACGGCCTGTTTTTCTTGTGCAGCGAAGGCCGCGTCAACAGCCAGCTTGTTATCCCTCGCCTCACGCTCAGTACGAGTATCACGTTCCTTGAACTGGAGTCCAACCGAGGAGAATCTCTCATCAGTTAAAGACCTTAGATGAGACACTTCTTCATTGATCTTATCTGGAAGGTTGTCTATCACAATCATACGAAGAGCAGTTGCTTGCTCCATTGCATCCACTTTGACCGTAAACAGGTCCCGAAGACCCTTTAGTTCTCGATGCCGCTCGGCTTCGCGACGTACAAGATCCTCTTTAATGACCTCTACTTCGCGAAGAATTGCTTGAGTTGTTAACGCAGTTGGATCTGATGCTCGGTTTCTAAACGCTTGTTCTTCTGGCATCGGCGGCCTCCTTTTCTTGGCTTTGGGCACCCCTCCCATGAATTTAGACATATTCCTAACCAGTTTGTTTCCAAACACCAGCCGCCCTACTCCATGGTTGCGCCAATTTCCACACACCTGCGACATTCACGTATGGTATGGCTTCTTTCCATACGCCATTGACAAGCACACGAGCGCCAGCAATAGTTCTTGCAGATTTTACAACAGACCAAGGTCCTGTTCCAGTAGAACTGATTCCTCTAGCCCACCAGTAATATGTTGTTCCGGGTAGAAGCCCTGTAACGGTGCTTGTTCCACTAGCCGTAATAATCGTAGCACCTGTTGTTGTATTTGCTGTATTTCGAGCGAGTTCCCACCGGGACCATGTGGTATAGACGCCCATGTCATTGCCTGAAAATTTGGCAATCATTGACGTCTGAGATATAGATGATAAAGTAACTTGAGATGGTGCTGCCGGTAGCTTTAGAGTCTTCATAGATCGTACAGAAGACCACGCGCCATACCCAACGGCATTCTGTCCACGCGCCCAGAAGTAGTAAACCGTTCCTGGGACTAGACCAGTAACAGAAAGCGTTCCATCAGAGGTAAATATGGAGGCACCACTGGTTGTGTTTACATTGTGACTAGCCAGTTGCCATTTGATAATCGTTGCTCCGCCATCACCATTACCACTAAACGTAGTGTAGACAGATGTCTGTGTAATGGACGAGAACGTAACTGGTACTGGCGGAGGAGGAACCGTATCACGATTGATAGCATGAGTAATAGTCGTTGGTCCACCAAGACCAGATGTGCCTGTGGCATTCAGCGTCAGACGTACTGTCTGGTTCGTACTAACATTCCCAGACTTAACCAGATACCAATCAGCGCCGGTGGGATAATCGAAACTACCACTAGACGTGCCATTTAAATACCAGCTAGCAGTTGCGCCATTAATCCAAGTCTGAGTGGACCCGGCCTTAACGTATAGGTAGACCATAGATCCAGTATCCCGGATCATAAGAGAACCACCGTTGCCGGTTCCTGTAGTCCAATCAGTCATGGCAACCCCTAAACAGTCTTGAAGTAGATATCGCCGTCATTACCACCAGTTGGGTTGGCAGTACCAGACGTAATGCCTGATGCCGAGCGATATGAGGCCTTTCCGACTGGAATAAGTGCCTTTGCTAAAGCGACTAGATCTCGCGTACGGTTGATCTCTCGTCCGCCCCAACGAACACGACCCTCTTCTCCCGTATCGGGAACAAGAGGGAATGCCGCAGCGGCTGCAGCGTCTCCAACAGCCATGTTAAACCTCCTTCACTAAGTGGGTCATTCTTGTACCGCCCATGTCTCTTCTGGGTTGTTCTCGAGGTCGACCCAGAACTGGTTGTACTTCCATGCAATCCATGAACCAGGCTCGATGAACTGGTTGATAGCAAGAGTCGGGTAAGAACGATCGCCTTCTTTGTCTGATACAAAGATCTGCTCTGTGACCTGCATCTTGTTTGTTACACCGTCAACATTACGCATCTCAACCATGTCGCCGAGATTGTAGTTCAAGCCATACTTGTAGTCACTGTTCTGATTGATCTCGCCATCAAACGCAGAATATCGACGACACTTGGCAAGCTCTTCCAGACCTCTGCGCCGCAACTGTGGTTCGACAGCAATCCTTTCGGCAGCAGCCATAGACAGATCAGCCGCTGCTTGAGCCACATTTGCTGCGGATCTAGCGTTTGTCGCAGCTAGTTTCTCACCCGCAGTTGATGTCGGTGTAATATTCGACTCGAGGTTGCTTGCTGTAGTCTGCTTTGCTTTTGCTGCTGTCTCCTCGACGGTATCAGGGACCACGACAGTAATATCAGTTGGCTTCACAAGAAGTACTCGTCGTTCGAAGCCTGCTGTGGTCGGATCGACCTCCTCTGGATAGACGACAGCAAATCCCTGTTCGGTGAAGACATAGGCAACGTTCTTGTACATCTCCATCGTTGTCAACTCAGACGTGTTCTGCAGATTGTCGAGATCTGGAGAGAAAACCACGGCAGGAAAAGTTGTCTGCGTGGTGGTCCGATTACTACCCGCGTAAATATCGAAACGCAATTGTGAGGTGTCGAAGTTTCGGTACAGACGGAAGCCTAGATCGTAGATGTCACAGAGATCCTTGATCACCTTGTATACCGTGTCTGGCTCGATCCAAACCGTGATCGCTTCCGACGGCATAGGATTCGTGTCGGCTGGAAATATGGTGCCTTGGACATAGAAAGGTATCGGGTCAGCAGGGTCGAGATACTCAGTACCGTATGTTGTACACATGGTCCTGAATATAGCCATGGTAATGGCGTAGACAGTTCCGGTGATACCCCACTTTGCCTCGACGCCTAGATCATTGAGATGTTTCTTGGCAACCCGATCCTCCATGATCATCTCCAAGGAACGTCCCTTTAGAGTGAGCATGTTTCGGCCCTCAGAATCAGTCTTGTCTTCGATAGTCTCGACTGTCATCACTCGATATGACTCGTTGAGGGCCAGACGAGTTCCAGTGACAAACAATCGACGATTCTCTAGCGTTGAGTTGAGTACCAACTCGAAGTCTCCATAAGCTGAGAAACGCTCAGTCCAGATGATCGACTCAAACCTGTCTACGACCGTTTCGCGACGAAGCAGATTATCGAGTGTGTACACCTCCATTACAAGCCTCCATACCTTCTGTTATACGAAATGTTGAAAGGTATCGCAACGCCAGTGGCGTAGACCCGAAGATAATTATCACCGGGAGTGAGTGTGATCCAACTTGATTGCGGTGAGATGCCATACAGAACTGAGCTCTGAGTACCAGAACGGGTACGCCATGCTCCTTTTATTCCTGGAACTGTATTGATAATCAATTGATCACCAGCAATGAGTGGTGCCGAGAAATCAAGTTGCTTAAGCAAACCGCCCGACGATCGTTGGTAGATCGTGAACTCTGAGATTGCCCGATCAGCATTCAGAATAAAGACGAGACCCGAATCAACCGATCCTTCGTAGTCGATAAGGGTCTCGACCTCTGTTGCGACAGTCCCACTTGACAATAGGATCTGAGTGTTGTCGATGAAATCTGGATCGAAGCATATGATCGAGATATCAACGGCAGGCTCCTTCGTGAAGAACGGAGTCTCAAACGTCTCCACTCTCCCCCGAATAACCACCGAAGAATTGTTTGAGTCACGAAAGGTGAGTATGACCTCACTCTTTGGCATGAAAAACGTATAGAGCCTTTGCCGGAGATCCTGTACTGAGTCCACAATATAGTCGGGCTCAAGGCCTAACCGAAACTTGAGGTTCCGAGTCTCCCTCCGGCTGGAATGGTACTGTTCTCCATCCAGCCGGGCGAACGATGATGACACTAAGGTTGCCTTTACCGGGTCTAACCCCTCGATCTGTTCGAGGATAAGACCCGCAGACACGTCGTCGAGCGGAAGGATAAGCAGATCGCCCTGAGTTGTTCGAACTTCGACTTGGGTGAGCATTACGTTGCCAGAGCTCCTTTCGCTACGGACAGTTGGTTCTTGGTTTGACGATAAATCTCAGCAGAAGACAGAGCCTTCGGCGAGTTGTTGTTCTGGATGAAAGTCATCCCATCATTGGGTGTTGCTTGCGCTACTACCTGAGCAACAGCCGTCTTGTTACTCTGATATCCAGCAGAAGCGTCCTTAGCCGTCGAATATGTGGCTCCAACAGAGATCTGCTGTGCTGCCAAGAGGCTGCCAATCAGGCCAGCACCCTTCTGAACCTTTGACAGATCGATTATAGGTGTAATGACGGGCACAATATCAATAGGACCACTCACCAGATCTGCCATACCCGAGATCGACTTACGCATTGTTTCGATGGCAACGCGACCAACATTCTCGGTCTCATCAGATACGAGATGCGAGAAGTCGGTCACACCATTAGCCATACCCTCATCCATGCCCATACCAAGCTCATGGAACTTCTTCGAGGGAGAGTTGATCTTAAGGAAGCTCTTAGCTGCCTCAAACGCTCGAGAGGCAACTCCCTTGGCAGCATCAACAACAACACCACCCATTGCTTTTAGTCCACTAGCCATGCCCTTGACCATCGCAATGCCAAGCCTTCCACCAGCTTCACCAATCGCAGCAGAATTCTTGTTAATTGCTGTGGTCAGTCCGTTGATGAACTTGATAATAAGGTTGGCACCAGCCTGAATGATCTTTCCGAGGTTGTTTGCCACACCTCTGATGAAACTAGTAATGACATTGACGCCCGCCGTAACGATCCTTGGCAGTTGCTTGGCTAGAGCATTCAGGAAGTTCACAATGATATTGCCTGCTGCTGTGACAATCTTACCGATGTTTTTGGCGATACCGGTTAGGATACCCGTAACCAGTTTCATTCCTGCAGTAACCAAGCGAGGTATGGCTTTAACCAAAGTATCTACCAAGAGAAACAGCATTCTTACCAGTGTAGATATGATCACTGGTGTTAGTCTTGCAATCGCTGTAACAAGCGATAGAAGAACAACAGTGATCGCGTTTGTAATCGCTGGACCACCAGTTGCAATCACCTTAGCGAATGCAATGATGCCTAGACCAATCTGTGTCAGGAGCATCGGAATAAGACCGATCAAACCACTGACAATACCGACAACCATGGCGGTTGCAGCCACTCCAGCCACACTGAGAATTGTCAAACCTGTCGCAAACAGCATCAAACCTGCTCCGGCAAACAGCATCCCAACTCCCAATAGGGTGACAGCAATGCCAAATCCGAGAAGTGTCGGAATAACCGGGGTAAGAAGCAGACCAGCAATACCAATCACAGCAAAGACCGCGGCGAGCATGAAAAGACCCTTGCCGATTGCTTCCCACTCCATGTTCCCCAGTGCTAGGAGAACTGGTGTAAGAACCGCAAGTGCACCCGCAATAACAATGAGTGCTAAAGCACCGGGTCCTGCCAATATCATCGCTGTCACGGCGATAGCAATGATGGCCAACGCACCAGCAAGCACGATAAGAGCCTTGGCAATGTTCTCCCAAGGCATAGTTCCGAAAGTCATGAGGACTGGTGCAAGAATCTGTAGTGCAGCAGCAACAACGATCAACGCTGCGGCTCCAAATATAGCTGTGGTCATAGCGTTCATAGCCACGGCAATAATCAGAAGAGATCCAGCAAGGACGATCAAGCCCTTAGCGATTTCTTCCCAAGACATACTGCCCATCTGCCCAAGAGCATCAGCAATCATGCCAAGAGACGCTGCGACAACGAGGACTGCAGCCGCCGAGAGAAGTGATGATGGTGGAATAAGCTTAAGCGCGATCGCCATGATGGCAAGACCACCAGCCATAGCAACTAAGCCACGACCAATCTCTTCCCAACTCAAAGCTGAGAGATCTGTTAAGGCACTCGCCAGAATCTTGATGCCAATCGCCATAAGCAGAATACCGGCGCCTTGCGCCATACCACCCTTGTCTGCTCCTGAGAATTTGGTGAAGAAAGTGAGTGCAGCGAGAATAACACCAACTCCGATGAGTCCCTTAGCTAGTTCTTCCCAACTAAGAGCACCGAGATCAGTTACTGCACCTACAAGCAGTCGGATAGCAATAGCCATAAGAATAAGACCAGCAGCAGAGCGGATCATTCCCTTGGAGTTAGTTTCCATGCCCTTTGAGGCGAGCACTAATGCACCAAGCAAGACCACAACTCCAGTCAAACCCTTTGCCAGTTCACCCCAACTCAACTTTGCCAACTTAGTGACGGCAATAGCCAGAATATCAATGGCAACAGCGAAGAGAATCATGGCCGCAGCAATGACGGGCATCTGAACTGCACCCTTAAGCCCAGCAATCTTGCTGAATACAGACATCGCTGCCAAGAGTTGAACCATCATGACTGAGATTGCTGTAAGAGCTTTAGTGAGCTTAGCTGAATCAATCATGGACAAAGCCACAACAGACAATGTCAAGATCCCAATAGCAATGGCGATCTTCATCAACGTACCAGCCTTGAGGTTCTGCTGCATCGTCGTGAAAGTCTCAGTCAGACCACCAAATGCTTCTTTGATCGAACCCAGCACGCCACCGGTGAGATCAGTACTGACCTCAACGCCAAACTTTCCGCCACCACCAAGGAACTTCTTGATCATGATGATAAGACCGGCAAGAAGACCAGTGTTAATGCTGTCAAGCACTGTTGCGTAGTCGATCTTACCGAAACTTTCTTGAATCGTCTTACCAACATTTGAGAAGAACGTAGAAAATGCAGTAGCAAGAGGAGCAAAGGTTACAGCCGCCGCAGCCATAAAGCCACCGATACTAGCCCAGACCTTCGCGATTCCCTCGCCGATCTTTCCTAGTGGCGACAGACGCTTTCCAAGAGCATCAATTCCACCACTGAATCCGCTGGTGTCGATATTGGCGAAACCGCCAAAGATCTTTCCGATGATTCCGAAGAACGACTTGAGGACTCCGATGACTATAACAATCGGGTCACCAAGTTTGGAGAAGAACTTTGTCAGACCGTCTCCATCACGAATGGCTGCACGCAGACCAGTAAACCAGTCTCCGATCTTGGCCAACGTGGTCAAGAAGCCGCCGGAGGCACCTGAAGTCACTGCACCGAAAAGTCGTGCGAAGAAACCAATGACCTGAACTAAAACCATCCGGCCAATGTCTAGGATGGCGAAGAAACCCTGAAAGACCCGTTTGATCTTAAAGGCTGTATCTGATCCTATTTTGAGTTTCTCGGTGAAGTGCGCGAAACCTGCCGTAAAGGCATAGAGTTGAGTAACAGTTGTTGCTGGGAAGATGCCACGAAAAGCTTCTTTAATTGGAGTAAGGACTGACATCAAGCCCTTGAAGGCATCTCCGATACCCTTGATGAGTAGATCGCGCCCACCCATCTCTTTCCAGCCACCGATGAGTGCATTTCGAGACGCGGCTGAGGCACCAATCATTTCACCAATGACATTGTTGACGTTGGTCCACATCTTAGGCGCTTCATTGAAGTCGCCAAGAATGAGTTCCCAAGTAGCAGCCCAACCAGACTGAGCAGACTCCTGCAGAGTTCCGATTAACTGGGTGCCTGTCTTAACAACAGTCGCGGCTTTCTTTGCCGTCTGTGCTTGTGCCTGAATAGCCACGATCTGAGATGCAGTAAAACCTTGCGCGGCGAGGTCGGCGTCCTTCAGGTCCCCCGTAAAGGTGGCTAGAGAGGTCGTCAGGACGTCAGAAGTTAGCCATGACTGTTTGCCCGGCTTTGCCATGATCGAGTCTCTGAACGCCTTGCCGTTGACTGTGACATTCTTCATCGGACCGACGAGTTTCACTGCAGAGGCGGGCAACTTACCCATAGCAACAGCAGTTTCGACGAGGTTTCGCTTGAAAATTGTGCCACCCATACCAGCATTAGTCACAGAGTTCCAAGACTCGAGTGTGACTTTACCCTCAGAAATTGCCTGAGAAAGTTGGTACATAGCAGTAGAAGCTTGTTGCGAGTTTGAACCCGAGAGTGCTGCCAAGTTGGCAATACCCTTGATTGAGTTGACCGAAGTCTCCAAGTCAACACCAGCCGCAGTGAACGTACCAATGTTCTTGGCCATCTCACCAAAGTTGTAGATGGTTTTGTCGGAATATTCGTTCAAGTCATTTAGAGCAGCGCTTACCTGACTAAGATTCGTGCCAGCAGCTTGCGTATTGGCAAGAATCGTCTGAATCGAGGTTAGTTTCGTCTCGTACTCAGTCATACCAGACATGATAGGGGCGATAGTCAAAGACTTAGCAAGATTCAAACCTGCAGTAACAGCCTTGTTGACAATGTTCGTGAGTGCAGTAATCGCGATAACGGACATCGCTGTAAATTTGGACGCAATCTGGTCGACACCAGTCGAGATGTTCGAAAGATTTAGGCCCTTGCTGGCCACAGCATTGATGTCGTTGAGGCCTTTGGTAGCACCCTCAAGCTTTAGGCCCGTCTTCAATGCAGTCAGAGACCCAAGCGTGGATCTGATGCCACTCTCAAACTGGGCATTGTCGAACTTCATCTGTACAACGCGAGAGTCAATACTGCTCATGCTGATGTCACCGCCATCCATACCTTGTTTGCGATTGAGTCAAATACGGGTCTCATTGCGGGGTTAATGTAGTCCCGTCCTTGAACGTAACCACCAGTTCCTGTGCCATACCCATACTGAAGCATGATAGCCACTGGGAATCCGCCCTCAATGTTGGTGTTAGTCCAAGATATGGTGTAGATGCCACCGCCGCCACTTACCTGAGAGCCCCAAGACGATGAGGCTAACCGACTGTCAACTGGGGTTGCTGAGGCCAATGCATTGACCCCTTCTTGTGCGGCTGACTTTAGCACGCTAAGGATGTTAACCTTAGACACTTTAGTAAGAAAGGCTTCCGTCTTGTTAAAGGAGCCTGAGTGAACAAATGTAATGCCCATTGTGGCTCCTTAATGGTCTAGTTAATCTGTTCTATCAAGCTTTCTGATGACAAGACGGATTAAATGGTTGAGTTGTGCTTTGTTTGTCTGATCGTGAACTGCCATAAGTTTGACTCCAGTTGCAAGATCCTTCAACGCAGCAATCAATTGAGGTTGGGTCAAAGACGTTCCAGCGAACGCTAGCATGTTGTTTGCTGCAGTGATAATGGCGACGTTCTGAGCAGACTCATTGCGATTAATTTCAAGAGCTGTGGTAGCAAGTAGCGTAATTTCCACACTATTTGTTATAGCAACAGAAGACACCTTAGCGTTTTCTACTGCCGTGTTTGCAGTCTCTTGATCGACTCCAGGTATTGTTATAACCCACTCGTCTGGACCGGCGTTTGTTACATAAGCTCCATCGATGTCGATTTGTCCGAAGTAACTTTCCGGGTCACTAGTAACCACTACGTCAGTCATTACGAATCCTTATCCATGGGCAATCCACATACAAGAAGTAATCGTTGTGTTGGCTCGGTAGATCCAAGCAGTAAAACCTTGTGTTGTAACACCCGTGACTGAGGCGCCTTGTACTGTTGTTCCTATAACCGATGAGTTCGGCACGATTACAACATTTGGAATAGTTGCAAAAGCTGTAGGAAAAGTCACAACCTTGCTTGTTGCTACATTTGTTACTGGTGTAATATCAACAAGTCCAGATTGAGTTTTCTTAATAAGTTGGGCATCTGTATATGCTTTTGCTGCAGTTAGGTTTGCTACATCCTGACTCTGAACATAGGTCTGTGTGGTATCGAAAAATGCGTCGTCCTGACTGTCTGCATATGCTCGAATTGCTGTTTCATCAGCAGGAGTACCGGGAAGACCTCGCAGATTACCGGCGACAACTTGCGAGCCATCATGCTTCGTCAGAACAAGATTGTCTCCAACAACTACTCCATCAACCACAGAAGCCGACTCAATTTCGAGCATTCGAGCAGCAGTAAGTCCAGTAACGGTAGCCATGAGGCCTCCTGTCTTATAGAGAGCTGAGAGTATAGCTTGTTTGATCGATCATAACGGCAGTATCCCATGTAATCTGGAAAGTCGTGGAATCGAGCATCTGAATTGCTTCGTCTGGTCCTGTCGCAGTGAAAGACCCGTCACCGTTGTCAATAACTCTAAATAGTGAGTTGACCTCAAATATCTCGAGTACTTCTTCGGGTGTTGGCATTTGAGGCGGTCGTCCCTCGGAGCCATATAGCACATCCTCAAAAGCTGAAACAGTCCAAGCATATGCTTTTGAGACATCGATAACTAAGTGCGAACTAGCCGAAGCACCATTAATAGGCCTAGCCCTAGTTGTGAAATCCCAACTAAATGCTGATGCATCTGACTGATCGTACGTGGGTGTATCTGGAGACAGAAGAATGTTGTACACGAGGTGGATCTTGTACGACCTGCTTGTCATCACACTATAACTCAACCCGAAAGTCTTTTGCCGTCTTGGCACAAGCACGGTTTCATAGAACGACTCAGGATATGTGAAAGCCTCAATCGTACCGGCAAACTCGCCAGCCCTACTGCGATTGTCAACCTTCACCCCATCGAGATAGCGAGGTGTTCTATCAGACTCAGTCGGAGCCTCCTGCACAGAAACTAGACCATTCCAAGCCTCACCGGCACCGTTTGGTGGGTAGAACACGCCACGATCCACGCCATACTCGTAGATTCGATTGTCGTTGCTTTCCCAGTTCAGTCTCATGTCAAGACATCCTTAGTTCGTCTCAAGCGAACAGAGTTATGAGTTCGTCTGGACTTGGAAGTCGAGGGTCATTGAACTCTGACCCATAGAGAATATCCTCCAGAGCGATAAGCGTTGCACCAAGAGTCATTCGTGAGTCAATGACAAGATGTGCTGTTGGCTTATAGCCAGTAATCGATGGCGATAAAGTCGTTATGTCCCAACTCAACGTCGATGGATCTGGTGAATCGCTGGTTGTGGTGTGCTGTCGGTCCGAAGGCGCTGCCAATGCGTTATAGACAATATGAATCTTGTACGCATGATTCGACATGTCTACGTCGTTACCTATCTTCGTTCGATAGGAAAAGTTGAATGACTTTCTAGGCTGTTGGGTAACGAACAGACCGTTTTGGACAGAAACTACACCATCGCAGACAGCAAACTCTGGCGGATTGTAAAAGGCTTCGAGGTTTGCGGTATACTCTTCGGCTGCAGCAATGTTAAGAAACTTGACACCATCGATGTAGTAGGGCTTTGCTTCTCCTCCAGACGAAGACTCTGAGATCGAGATCAATCCAGCCCAAGCAACTCCACTGTCAGCGATATAGAGAACCCCGCGGTCAACCCCAGTTTCATAGAATCGCTCACCTGCCACGCCCCATTCTAGTTTTGCCACGTCAAGGTCCTCCTATCCTGTCGTATTGAGTTTTGCTCTACGTGCTGCGTTAAGATCACGGTTGCGTTGTCCCAGATCTCGCCGACTCATCTTTTTCTCTGGAGTATTCTTCTGATTGCAGACTCGTACCAAAGTCAACAGACGGTTCAAATGCCAAGTCTGGACCTCGAACGGGATGCTAAGTGCAACCAACCAGTAGTAGATGATCTCTGCTGTAATGATTTCACGACTATGACTATGGTTGTCTCTCTCGTTAAACCATGTGGCTGTCATCTTAGCATTAATGTAATCGTTTATCTCTTGGAAATTTTCATTTGAAAGTTTCTGGAAAACCTCCGGAGGAACATTGGGGGTAAGTGCCATAGCAGTGACATACCACAACGTCTCTTCGGAAGTCTTCTCATCAGGACCTAAGAAAGGCTTCTCAAAGAAAGACTCCCATTTTGAAAGGGACGCCAGAGAGTGCTCCAACTCCAAGGTAAACGACTCGGAAGTAACAAACTCGTTCTTCTCGTTGTCGAATCCCTCAGACATTGTGACTGTAATTGAAAGCACTCTCTGGCTCCTTTCTGAATCAGATGACTACGGCAGATCGGTAAACAGAGCGATGACTGCGTCGGGCATCGGAAGAGCCGGTTCCACAGCGAGAACGCCATAGAGGAGATCTTCCAAAGCCAACAGGTCGGCCGGGTCCACCTTGGTCGAGTCAATTGTAAGAACTGCAGTCGGCTTATGGCCGGTAACGGCGACCGGAGTGGTCGTAATTGCCCAACTGAACGTCAGCGCTTCAGGAGAATCGTTGATCGTGGCGTATGCCTTCTCAGAAGGGGCCGCCAGAGCGTTGTAGACAAGATGGAGCTTGTACCCTGCCTCGGTTCCAGTCAGGTCGTCTCCGACCCTCGTACGGTAGGACAGACCGAATGGGGTCCGAGCCTGCTGACCGACGAGAACGCCCTTCTTTGGAGCTGCCGTGCCGTCACACACCCCGAACTCTTCGGGATAGGTGAATGCCTCGATGGTTCCGCCAAACTCTTCAGCGGAAACGAGGTTCAGATACTTGATGTTGTCGGCGTACTGAGGACTTGCCTCAGCACCTGAGGGCGACTCGGTAACGGCGGTCAGACCATTCCAAGCAAACCCGGTGTTGTACACACCAGCCACAGGAATGTAGAGAACGCCGTGATCGACGCCCGTCTCATAGATCCGTTCGCCGGTCTTGTCCCATGTGATAGCCACCATGGTACTTCCTTTCTAGAAGTAAAGATTGAAGACATCGTGGTTGAGGTTGTCTGCCGTAAAGAACCTATTATGGGCACACATAGGCAGGGCGGCGACCTTATCCGGAATCAAACTGTCTGGATTCCGGTCAATAACGGTCACCTGATACCGCTTGGTGTAGCGATATGGGTTGTTGCTAGCGAACTGCGCAACCGCGATGTCTCTCATGTAGACAATACACGGATACTGCATTTGCACATTGGCTGGTGGTTGGAAGTACACTGACTCAGAACCCAGAATAGTCTCAAGGAGATCCTGGAGTTGTAGCCTTAGGGCCATTGTATACACCTCCCAACCGCAAAAGTAGGCGGGGACTCTCTACGGTAACATCTGAAACTTCCCAAAGAGTCCCCGCCCACTCGACATAGCGAATGGCAAAGAAACGTTCACCAGCATATGCATCAGCAACGATACTGATGGAATTGCCGACCGTCAGATCATCATTAACCTGTTGGCCATCTTGAAGTTTTCTTGAATTGCGGACGACGTCACCATAGTAGTTACGCGCTGTGATGACGTCATCCCAAACTCCATCGGCAATTTCCACAGATTCACCGTATCCAATTGCTCCGTGAAACTTTGCCATCGTAGAACTCCTCTTGGACTAGAGGGTGTAGGTGTAGGTCCAGTCGGTGTCCTGATTGTGCACGAAGCTGTAGGTCGCCTGAGGAACGGCGTTGACCTCAGTGGTCTCCGTGATAACAACCGGTCCAGCAGCCTGCGTGACACCAAGGATCTGGTAGTCAATACCCGCAGTGGTCGGAATCGTGATGGTGTGGTTGACCGGGTTGTAGGTCGGAACAACCGGCGTGACAACAGTACCCGAAACGCGCTTGACCACAACAGCCGACTTCGGCTTGGTCAGGGCACCCGAGACGCGAGTCTCAATCAGGTACTTGTACTGGTTGTAGTCGATGTCGAAGTCGTCGAACATTGAGATGCTGCCACCCTTGTCGGCACCGAGGGTGTAGTCAGCAATGTTGACCACGATGGCGAAGAGGTCGGGCACGTTCTCCATGACCTCAACAACGACGATCTTCTCGACGCGAAGCGCTGCGGCCAGCTCGACCTCAGTCATGTACAGACGACGGCCAACCTTGTCCTTGAGCAGGATGAGGTCTGTGAGAACCGAGTCCGTGGTGTAAAGCGTCGGAGTGCCGGTGCCCTTGTAGTAGGTCCGTGCACGCAGAATCGCCTCGACGATCGCGTCGCCACTGATGTTGCTGGCAACCGTGATCTGGTGGGCATACATCTCGTCATCGAACGCGATTGGACGAAGGTGGGTCTCGTCAATCTTGTCCTCAGACTCCGGGTCGCGACCGTCACCGATGAGCACAGCGCGAGCCAGCTCCTCGTCAAGCATGACGCGCATCTCAGCCTTGAGCCAAGAAACAACGTCGAGGTCCGTGATGTCGACGATGTCGTCCCGGTCCAGCTTCTGCTTCTTGTAGATCGTGGTCGGAGTGGTCACTCGCTTCAGGAGCTTGATGACCTCTTCCTTCTTCAGGCTCGCCTTGACGTAACCCTTCGCACGCGCCTCATCCGCAGTCAGGTCGACCGCAGTGGACTTGATTCGAGAGAACGGGGAGTGCTTGGCACCGCCGATGACCGACTGCACCCACTCCATACGACGCCCGATGACATCGGGGACTCCGGTGACCGACTGAGCGTCGGGGAACAGGAAGTCAATGTTCTCGATGCCGTACTCCACAGCGTGAGCGAGGAAGGACTCCTTGTACGAACCCAACCGCTGGGCGTCGTCGACGATCGCCTTGAGCTGGTCGTGAGAGAGGGTGGGACGCTCCTGCTGGTTGACGCCGTTCTGCTCGAAGACATTGGTCATGTCGACAGTTCCTTCCGTGTGGTTGAGGTTTCCCTCGTTGTTGGTCGTGCCCTCATCGGCATTGTCGTCAGAGGAGTGTGCGGCGGTACCAGACTGAGCAGCTTCAAGAGCAGCCCCGATCATGAAGTGGACGACATTCTTCTGCTCTTCAGTGAGCGAGTCGTAGACGTCCTTGACAGTCTTGTCGGAAGACGCCGGAGCATCTCCAGATGCGTGCTCTGCAGTATCGGGCTGTGCCGACTCAACAGCGTCGCCAATCATGGCGTGCACAACTTCCTTCTGCTCATTGGTGAGAGCATCGTAGACGTCCTGAGGAGTTGCCTCGACAGCGACAGTCTTCTCCTTGGCGACATCCGCCGTCTTAGACGAGTCGTCATGTTCAAGAGTGAGCCCGGTGTAAATGATTGCCTCCTCTTCGAGCGTTTCGATGTCACCATCGGAATGCGCAATAGCGATGTTGTCGATGAGTGCACCCGGATTGGCACCTGAGAGTACGAGACTGACCTCTCGGATGACGCCGTGGAACACCTGCTTGGAACGCTCAACCAACTGATTGGCGTAGATGGACAAAGCCACGATGTCCCCGTGCTGGACAAGGGCCTTGGCGTTGGTTCCGCCAGAGTTTGCGTTGAAGAACGCGTATGCGTAAACGCCATCCGGACGAGCCTCGAGCAGCGCGTGCCCAAGAACATTGGCGGGATCATTGTGGCCATGCTGCCAGACGAGTGGAACCTTCAGTCCGTCCATACCCTTGAATGCTTCGGGCATGATGGTCCGACCGTCGGAGCACTTGAGGCCAGCCTTGGTTGCGTAACCGCTAAAATCTGCTCCCATTTTGACTGTCTCCTTCCTAACTTGTTTGTACTGAGATTGCTGGCTCCGACGGAACCGGCATGTTGCTGTTGTTGAACCCATTGACCGTTGTTCTGATCGGCTTGGGGATCGGCGGAGTTGCCGATGGTTGAGGCATGTTGCTGTTCTGGAGCTTGTCGGCCTTTGGATCGGTCGACGGTTTGACACCGATGGCCTGTCTGAGCTCATTCGAACTCATGACTTCGTTCCGAGCCAACTTATCGGCAATGTCCGCGAACTCTGTGAGAGGTACGAGCTTGAACGGATCTCGGAAGTAGGCAATTGATTGGAGTTGTGACCGAGCAGTCTTAGTCAGGAAGGTTCGCTTCATGGCTTCAGTGATGGCAGCAAGAACCGGTTCAATCGTTCGGTTCATGTAGTTAAGCATTGCCTTCTCGTCAGCCGTTCCGTTCATAACCTCCGCTGTTAGACCCAGTTGTGCGTACAACTCCATTGTCAGATAGGTCACCTGAGCAAGCAAGTTGTTCTCGGCTGGTCGGTTGAGTTGGGTGATCTTCTCGGTACCGTCTGTATAGGCGATCCCGTACTTGCTACCCTTCAACTGGAACTCAACATCCGCACGTCTTTGTTCAGCCTGTTGCCTACGAGCCTCAGACTTGATGATGTATGGAAGCTGGATGATCAGATCGAGTTTTCCAGAACTAGACGCCTCATCAACAGCATCAAGCATGTTGAGTTTTCGAATGAGACGACTAAGAGTCGAGTTCTTCTCGTTCATCACCGAGTAAAGTGGATTCTCGACGATTGCAACGAGTCGTTTCTCGAGAGTGAGGTCCTGCCGGTTGCCAGTGGCTTCGTTATAGAGGCTGACTTTGACGTGACGAGGATACCAAGTCACGACTTCACCAACCCGCATGGTCTTAATGTCGAATGCACCTGACGTCGACGGATCGAGTGTAGTATCTACCGGAACGATAGCCACAACACCCTTATCGAAGAGCGTCATCGCGACATCCTGACGGAATGCTCGAGCTGCTTGGTCTAGATTAGCCTCAATCGTGAGACAGTTATTAAGACCTGTGTCAAGATCTTCGGTATAACGCTTGTCTTTGTCCAGACGAACATGCCGAATATCGATTGATGCAACATCGATGCTCAACCGCGTATAGATCGAGGAGATGATAGAACGCTCATTCGAATAGCGAAGTCTAACTCGGTCAGGCCGAGCACCATACGACGCTACCCCACCTTGCCCGAAAGAATACTCAGCAAATGAATCAGTGGGGGTCTGGTTTGTGAATGCGTTCCATGCATGGGCCAATCTTGCGCCTAATGCCATGAGTCACCTCCTTTCTTAGGATATGGTTGTGGATCATCAGTACATGCTTCGCTTCTGCTTGTACTCGATCCGACGAGACCTGACTGAAGTGCCAGCCATTACCGTCATGCCATAGGGAAGTAGGAGGATTGATGCTGCTTTCTCACCCTTTGTCATTCGAGCAGCAATGACTCGATCTGGGTTCTTCAGCATCGTCGCTTTCGTCTCTATTAACTCAAGCTTCGCCTTAGACTGGGCAGCAGAACCTTTCTCCATTGCGTCAGCTACAGCTTTTTGATTCTTGTATTTAGCACGATTCTGGCCAACAGTCGCTCGAGCAGTGCGAATCTGAGTTGCAGTCGCTTGTGCTCGAGAATGTTTACCCCACTGCATTCCCATAACGCCATAGTGAGCCATAACCTCTTCGATCGGAGGCTTGTCTTCTACCTGTGTCATGCTTTACCTCCAATTGTCTTTGGTCTGAGCCCGAGTTCTCGCTGGGCTTTGTTGATCTCATCGGTTGTTAGCTTTCTAACACTACCAACCTTGAGCGTGTTCTCAGGATCAAGCAGAATTAGTGGAGCTTTGGTAACAAGTCGACGGTCATTGTCATCTGGAAGAGCATTGTAGCCCTTCTTCTGCAAAGACTCGAAATATGCCTGTGCTAATGGGTTCTTCTTGTCGCCTTGCATGTGGACAAAGTCGTACCAAGTCTTTAAACCAAGTTCTTGCGTGTCGTACTTCTTGAGTTTGGTGTTGTATCCACGCTCTGACAAGAACTGACGTCCACTGATTGGAGCATTCCGGCCAGCAAGTTTGATCGAAGGAGTATCTAGCAGTTGCAAATATGTGTCAACACGTTCCTTCTCAGAAGGTGACGACAACTTCTTAACTGTTGAGTACTCCATCTCATAGCTGGCGTTCTTGTATGTCTTCTTACCGCCACCCTTTTTACCAGCGAGGGGTCCTATGGCAGGGAAAGCAGCCCGATAGTACTCTGAGTCTTCCATCAATCTGGATGCAAATAACGCACCCTTGACTTGTGCCGACGGGCCCATACTAATGCGTCGAATGGTCGTGTCTATAGCAAAGTTCTCGCCCTTTGTAGACAGAGCAGTATACTCAGCATGTGACATGGTCATAAATATGGGTTCATCTTTAACCATGTTCCACATGTACTGGTTCAAAGCTTTAGAACTGGCTTTTCTGTCGCGTCGAGTTTCAGTAGATCGATCCTGACTTTTGCTTACACCCCAATGCATACCAAGTGTTCCGTAGTGCTTGACGATCTTGTCGGGGAAGACCAACTGCCTTTGTGCCTTCAGAATATCCTCAGAAGAAAGCGGTTTGACTCGAAGGTTCTGCAGACTTCCTTTAGCATCAATGACTAGCCATGGTTCTTTGGCTGTGATGTTTCGGTCATTGTCATCAACAATCGCGTTGTAGCCCTTAGCCTGCAAGGACTTGAAATATGCGGAGTTGATTGGCAAGTTCTTGATGCCGTTATCCTTCGTGAACTTCTGGTAATACATCATACCCAATTCGAGCGACTCAAGTTTCTTAGCCTGATGTCCGTAACCTTGCTCGGTCAGCCACTGCTTTCCGGTGATCGTCTTTCCATCAGCAGTCTTAATCGCGCGCTCATCCATAAGACGAACGAATGCGTCAACACGCTCTTTCTCAGAAGGTGACTTCAGTTTGACAACAACCTTCATTGTCACTTCATGGTAACCTTCAGAGGGACGACGGTAAGAGCCCAAGAACTTCGACGAAGGCATGATTCCGCGATAGATCTGTGCATCACTTCGAGTTCTCGATACGAACAGATTGTTCTCAATCGTTCCATCGGGGTTTCGAGTAGTACGTCGCATGGTCTTGCCGACTGCGACTGTAACCTCTTTGGTCGAAAGGGCATCATACTGGGATTTGGTCATACCCTTACGATTGATCGACTGACCGAAACGAGTTTTGAGTTCAGACTTCTGCTCCTTACGGAGATTCTTCTGACTTGCATTCCGCTCAGATCGCTGCGAATATGTCTCTCTAGTGACGCCCCACTTCATGCCCTTAACACCGAAGTGTTCTAGCGCTGGCTCGGGCGCTGAAGGTCTATCTCGTTCGGGGATGAGCATTCAACGCCTCCTTCCAGTTAAGCCTGCAATCGATCCAGAATATCCACAGGGTTTGGGAAGTCCTGTGGCGAGAAGTCTCGAAAAGCTCCAGTGGTCTTGTGAACAGAGAAGAAAGGATCGAGATGACCTTCAAGAGGATCTGGGTTAGGCGCTAGAAAGAGAAAGAAGTCGCCTTCTTCTGTAGCGCCTTTAACTACACTTCCTGCGGGAAGTTTCTTCAACACAATTTGACGTGCTTCAACAAGCGTCAACGGCTTCACGGTTCCTCCTATGCGTTAGTAGCCCAGCGGGACAAGAACTTCATGTCTAACGGCATGTTGTCCAATCGTGTAAGTTCAGCACCAGCGGGTATACCCCAATGCTCTGTTAGTTTACCTAAACCTTTAGAGGCGTCATACATTACGCCCTTCTGACTGTCAAAGATCATGGGTTTTCCACCGATAATCTCATAAGCCATACTGTGTCCAAATGATTTGAA